CGGTAACGTGTTTAAAACGGAATCACGAATCGTTAAGGCTGACGGCTATAATGAGATCTTTAAGGGCGAGAATTGCAAATCGCGAGTAGAGCAACCATTCTACATGCAATCAATGCCATACAAGACTCTTGCTGACTTTTACGAAAAAGATGGCACGGCAAAAGGGTTATTGACGGCAGATGAGGCGGCATTCCGTTCCTTGTGGGATGAGAAGCGACTCAATGCAAAAATTATTGATGCGCTTTGTTGGTCGCGTTTGTTTGGTGGATCTGCAATCATTGCTCTTGTTCAGGATGGGCGAGCGCTCAAATCACCTGTAAAGCCCGGTGCCATGCTGGAAGATGTGCGCGTTTATGATCGTTATCAGATTCGCGTTGAAGCGCGCGAAACTAATCCCCGCAAGGTTCGCTATGGTGAGCCAGTGCTTTACACTGTAACGCCGGTGGAGACTTGCCGGAATACCGGTACACTACACGCGAGTTTGCATTATCGATGGGCAACGCAATTATTGCGGCGGAAGCAGCAGGCAGTATGGAAAGCTAAAGGACTCGCTGACTTGTGCGATGATGAGGAAGGTGTTAGCGCGGCACGCCTGAGACTTGCGCAGGTTGACGATGAGGGTGGAGTAGGCAAGGCTATTGGTATTGATGCTGAGGATGAGGAATATGATGTTCTTAACTCCGACATTAGCGGAGTTGATTCTTTCTTGAAAAGAAAATGGATCGCATTGTTTCCCTTTCAGGTATTCATGAAATCATCCAGTAAATCACGAATCGTTAAGGCTGACGGCTATAATGAGATCTTTAAGGGCGAGAATTGCAAATCGCGAGTAGAGCAACCATTCTACATGCAATCAATGCCATACAAGACTCTTGCTGACTTTTACGAAAAAGATGGCACGGCAAAAGGGTTATTGACGGATCGCATTGTTTCCCTTTCAGGTATTCATGAAATCATCCTGAAAAATAAAAACGTTGGCGGCGTTAGCGCAAGCCAAAACACGGCGCTTGAAACATTCTATAAACTTATTGAGCGAAAACGCGTTGAGGATTACAAGCCTATTCTTGAATTTCTATTACCGTTCATCATTAGTGAGCAGGAGTGGAGCATTGAGTTTTCACCTTTGAGCGTGCCTAGCGATAAAGATCAGGCTGAAATTCTGAATAAGAATATCGACTCAATCAGCAAGGCTATTGATGGTCAGTTCCTTGATGTTGAAGAAGCGCGAGACACGTTGCGAGCAATCGCCCCAAGCGTTAAACTAAAGGACACTAATAAAATCAAGCTGCCGGAGCCAGCGGAGCCGGAGCCGAGCACACAGGGAATGAGTAGACGCTTTACGGTCAATGGCACGGCCTTGCAGAGTCATCGCTAAGGAAGTTATTCACAAATATTGTGAAAGTGAAGGGCGTTGTTAAACAATGGCGCTTTCCTGAAGCAAGCGAGCGGCAACTTAGCCGCTCAATTCAGGAGGCAATCAGAGATCTTGTAATTCTCATGCGCAAGCGAACAAAAGCGATGAAGTTTGACGCAACAGATAATGAGATCAACAGCGCAGAAGATGAAATTAACAGCGGCAACAAATTAACAGCGGCAACTGACCTTATAGCTGGCATTGTTTCCACTCTTCCTGCAATCGCGTTGACCATTTATAAATTCAATGCGAAGCAGTTTATCAATGTTGCCAAGTCAACAGGCGGAAAGGATAACACGGCGGTAATTGTTTTGATCGCGATTGGCGCTAACGCTAACGAGGTGGTATCTGACTGGTCAACAAACATTCGCAATGCAAACTTTCGCGGAAGCAATGATAAACAGGTTAATGATCTTGCAGAAAAGAGATTTGCTGTTTATAGCTCTTGGGGTAAAACGAGATCAGAAAACATTATCGGCGCGTGGAATAGTCGCCTGATGCGCCAGCGCCTTTATGATGCTAAGGTGACTCATTATTTCTGGCATGGAATGTTAGATGATAGAGAGCGCTTGCAGCATGTGTTATGGGAAGGAAAAAGAATATCGCTTGATGCAATTCATGATTTCCACGGTGAGCCGTGGGGTTGCCGTTGCTGGGCGATTCCAGATTGGAATAATAAAGGAGAGTAATTAAAACTAAAGTCGATGGCATTCCGGCGCAGATTGCAGAAGCTGTTAAGAAGGCAAAGACTGACGCAGAAGAACATGCCAAGCTGGTTGCAGATGCAACAGAAATTGGCATCAAGTGTGACGGCTAGCGTCGGGTTAAGGCGCATTTTGATGGACGCTAAAGCGATCAAGGTTACTTACGTCAAAGAAGTCACTGGCGCTGATATTTCAGAAAAAGCCGATGCATATATTGAAACAGCTTTTGACCTTGCGAAGCAGTCTGATAAAATGGCGGCGCAGCGTAAATCTGTTAAGGGCGATTCTTTCGAATCTGGCAAGAGTGAAAAACCGACTCCCTTGATCCGACTGCTCGTTATAATGGTTTTAGTGGATCGCCCAATTGTGGCGCGAATTGGTTTGCAGGAGTACCGCACACCGTATGGAATCAGACGAGAGTTCCGACCAGCCTCAGAGGTGTTTAAGGCTGATTCGCTTGCTACGTTCGCAGGCAAGCCGATCACTATTGGTCACGTCACTGTGACGCCAGATAATGCGGATCAAGTTGTCGTTGGTTCATGCGCTGGCGCTGGTGTTCCAAATGGGATTGGCGTTGAAGTTCCGTTAAGCATTTACTCAAAGCGAGCAATTGAGAGCGCAAAAAGAAAGACACGGCGGAAATTTCAGTTGGTTACACATCGGTTGATATTGACAAGCGGCTGGGGTAATAATAAAACTGGTGATTACTTGTTTGAGGAAGACCTCAAGGAAGACTGGAAGCCTGATTCTCCTGATTGGGTTAAATTTGACGCCATTCAGACGAATATCCGCGTTAATCACATTGCGCTTGTCTTTCGTGGTCGTGCTGGCATTGCCAAATTAAATCTTGATAGCGAACAGGATTTTCCGTATAGTGACGAGGTTCCAAATGACAAAGGAGATGAGGAAATGACAGTAAAAATCAAACTTGATGGCGCGGTAGAATTTGATGTTCCAAAGGCCGTTGCTGATCATATTGAGGCGTTAAAGGCAGATGCAAAAGCTGCAACCGAAAAGCTGATGGCCTTGAGGCCGAGCGCGACGCCCGACGCTAAAGCGATCAAGGTTACTTACGTCAAAGAAGTCACTGGCGCTGATATTTCAGAAAAAGCCGATGCATATATTGAAACAGCTTTTGACCTTGCGAAGCAGTCTGATAAAATGGCGGCGCAGCGTAAATCTGTTAAGGGCGATTCTTTCGAATCTGGCAAGAGTGAAAAACCGACTCCCTTGATCCGACTGCTCGTTCTATGGGCAATAAGCTAATTAAGCCGATGGCGGCAAGCGGCAAGGCTTACGGTGTTGCAATTCGATCCCACTTCCAGACGACTTCGGCTGACGGTCGAATGATTTATGAATCTGGCAGCGGAATCAACGTAATGACTGAGGGCGTGTTTGGATGCGTTACGGTCAGGTTTCTGACACTTCAGCTTATAATATTGATGGCGCTTGTGTTCTTGAGAATGCAGCAGGCAACCAGAACAAAAACATTTTTGTTGGTGTTGCAGTCCAGCATGGCGGCGTTGATGAAGGCAAAACAAAGATTTTGGCTAAAGACGCTTCCGCGCCAGCGTTCGGCGCTACAATCAAACTTTCTGATGATGGTCAGGTTGATACCGCGTCTGGCACTATCGAAACCAACTGGATCGCGACTGGTGATTTCACCGAGTTTCAAGACTTGAAGCTGGTAGAGGTTCAGGTGCAAAAGTTCCGGCAGTTTCAGCAGGTTAATAAATATGGCGCTCACTTGGCTAAAGACGCTTCCGCGCCAGCGTTCGGCGCTACAATCAAACTTTCTGATGATGGTCAGGTTGATACCGCGTCTGGCACTATCGAAACCAACTGGATCGCGACTGGTGATTTCACCGAGTTTCAAGACTTGAAGCTGGTAGAGGTTCAGGTGCAAAAGTTCCGGCAGTTTCAGCAGGTTAATAAATATGGCGCTCACTGAGCGCCTTTTATATTTGGAGTTTCTCATGAGTGATTATTCAGTCATTGTTGGCGTTGAGTCGCGGGTGCATGGTCGATTCTTCAATAATGGTGATTAACGGATCTTTCGTGGACTCGTGCATATATGAGGATGGTGATCCCGTTAATGTGGTTAGTATAGGTAATGTGTGGTGCTTAACTTCTGAGAGCGAAGCGCCAGAATACGGGGATAAAGTATTTGTTACGCCGGATGGCGACGCGTCTTACAGCGAAGGTGATTTGCTGAGCGGGTGGTTTTTCACTGGCGATCATTGCGGAGATGAATTTATTGCGCCGGGTAAGATTGTTCGGCTATCACATATAACAAATGGATACAAAATAGCCAGTGTTAATGGTGGTCTTGTTATTGGCGTGGCAGTAAGACCGCCGGACTCGTGCATATATGAGGATGGTGATCCCGTTAATGTGGTTAGTATAGGTAATGTGTGGTGCTTAACTTCTGAGAGCGAAGCGCCAGAATACGGGGATAAAGTATTTGTTACGCCGGATGGCGACGCGTCTTACAGCGAAGGTGATTTGCTGAGCGGGTGGTTTTTCACTGGCGATCATATAAAGACTGGCCCCGACTCATACATCGTTGGAGTAAGCTTTAGCGCATAACACAAAATTATGTTGCACGTTTAACAAAAATGCTATCATTGGGGCGTTACATACTAACAGCCTTTATATATGGAGGAAGAAATTCCGCCGTCTATGGAAAAAGAAAAATTTGATCAGCTAGATGCGGATATTGTTTCCAGCTATCTGGCTACTCGCGGCGTTAAGGGTGATGCTTCTGATATGGGTATCTGGACTGCGCAAGAGCTTCACAAGATCCGCTCAGCTGCTTACGAGAAAGAGTATCCGGCAGGTTCTGCGCTTCGTGTATTCCCAGTAACTAATGAGCTTTCTGATACTGATAAGACTTTTGAATATCAGATGTTTGACAAGGTTGGTTACGCAAAAATTATCGCTGATTACACCGATGACCTGCCTACCGTTGACGCGCTGATGTCTAGCGAATTCGGTAAAGTGTTCCGCTTGGGTAACGCGTTCTTGATCTCAATTGACGAAATCAAGGCTGGTCAGCGCACTGGTAAGAGCCTTTCCACTCGCAAGGCAAACGCAGCGCAAAACGCTCATGATCAGGAAGTTAACCGCACGGTGTTTAAGGGTTCAAAGCCGCACAAGATTATTTCAGTTTTCGATCATCCTAACTTAACCAAGATTCCATCAACTGGATGGTTGAGCAACGATGAGAACACCAAGTTCCTGAAACGGCTTCGGGCGATCTTGAAAAGGCTATTGAAACTATCGAGAAGATCACTAATGGTCAGCACCGCGCAACAAATATCCCGCAAGGTTCTTTCCGTTCGAATGGAAAACACCACTGAAAGTTATCTGGAATACTTCCAGAAACAAAACAGCGGAATCACCATTGACTCAATCGCAGAGCTTGAGGATATTGATGGCACTGGAACGAAAGGTTGCACGGTATATGAGAAAGACCCGATGAACATGTCTATCGAAATTCCAGAAGCATTTAACATGCTTCCGGCGCAACCAAAAGATCTGCATTTCAAAGTTCCGTGCACTTCAAAATGTACTGGTCTGACGATTTATCGTCCTTTACGCTAGTGCTTATTACTGGCTTGAAAAATCTGATTAATCGTATAACATTTGGGAATCCTTAACTGGATTCCCTTTTTATGGAGGTTATGAAATGGCTAAAGAAAAACTGTAACGCTAAAGGTTTCCGGCGTGTGTCTTATCATTGTTGATGGTGAGCATCATCATCCGTAAAGAGTTTGACGTAGAAGAATCAAAATTGAAAACAAGCGCGTTTGAATATCTAATTGCAAAAGGCGATCTGGAGGTTAAAGACAACTCCGCATTGAATGAAGAAATCAAACAGAAAGCAGCAAGCAAACGTAAAAAGACCCGCGAGAGGGCAAGAGCAAAGCCGAACTTGAAGACGGCGGCATCTATTAATAAAGAGGGCGCTATAAGCGCCCTTTGTCATATCTGGAGGAAACACAATGGTTGATGAATTTTTCACTGACGCAGAAATCACGCAGCAAATCGTGAAATTGGCGCCACCGATGAAGCAGATTGATCCAGATTTAATGGAGGCATGGATTGATCTTGCAAAGGAATTTGTTTGCAAGAAGCGGTTTAAAGAATCATATCCCAAAGCGGTTGCTCTTTATACGTTGCACCTTATGACGCTTGACGGAGCGATGAAGCAAGAAGGGAAAGCGGTTGATGAATTTTTCACTGACGCAGAAATCACGCAGCAAATCGTGAAATTGGCGCCACCGATGAAGCAGATTGATCCAGATTTAATGGAGGCATGGATTGATCTTGCAAAGGAATTTGTTTGCAAGAAGCGGTTTAAAGAATCATATCCCAAAGCGGTTGCTCTTTATACGTTGCACCTTATGACGCTTGACGGAGCGATGAAGCAAGAAGGGAAAGCGTAGAGAGTTACTCTCGGCGCGTGGCATCATTTTCCTGACTGGTGAATTTAGTCAGACTTTTGATCGAGTGTCAGGCGAATCTAGCGGAAAAGAGATCAGGCAAACTCCGTGGGGTAAAATGTATGAAACGTTAAATCGCAAAAAGGCGGCGGATTTGGCCTTTTACTGGATTTCGGAGGCGCTGCAAATGAACTATAACGAGATCGCAAGAATGGCAACTGAAGGAATAAACTTCTTCAGTGATGGCAACGGTGAGTTTAAGTGCATAACGCAGCGTGGAAGCGTTGAAATCATCGGAGGCGAAGAAGTAGAAAAGCCAGAGATCAGTGTAATGATTAAAGGTTTAATTCGTTCCCCAAAATTCCGCGAGGTTGACGGAGAGACAATACGAGTAACCGATAAGTTGGGAGTTTTAACAACAAGTTTGAAATTAAGAACGGGTATCATATTGATGTTGATGGTGAATTATATGTTGTAGTTGAAGCAAGGCCAATCAGACAAACAAATGTCACTGTTGCTTATCGGCCTATTTTGAGAAGGATTTCCGTACATGGCTAAAAACTACACGATAAGGAATTTCACGGCAACATTGATGCGTGGATAAACGCCGTTGATAATGGCCTGAAAGATTGCGTGGAGTTGTTCGCCGAAAAGTACACACAGATTTGGTTAAGCGTTCTCCGGTTGATACTGGTCGTTACCGTGCAAACTGGCAGGTAACAGCAAACAAGCCGCCATTGTATGCGCTTAACCAGTACGATAAGCACGGCGACAAAACTATCGCGGAAGGAAAGCGCGCCATATACGCGATTTTACGAGTTAAGCGTTCTCCGGTTGATACTGGTCGTTACCGTGCAAACTGGCAGGTAACAGCAAACAAGCCGCCATTGTATGCGCTTAACCAGTACGATAAGCACGGCGACAAAACTATCGCGGAAGGAAAGCGCGCCATATACGCGATTTTACGAGGTGGTGGCGCAGTAAGAGCCATTTATTTTTCTAACATGCTTATTTATGCTAACGCGCTTGAGTACGGTCATTCAAAACAAGCGCCAGCGGGTGTACTTGGGATTGTAGCGGTTAAGTTGAGATCTTATATGGCTGAAGCAATAAAAGAGTCGAGGGCTAAAATGCACTATGAATTAATGCTATCGGCGCGTAAAGCGCTGGCGACTGAATACGAAAGCAGATTCATGATCGCTTATGAGAACGTAGAGTTTACGCCACCGGTGACGGTTCGCCGTGGTTGAAGTTTGACTATGCCGAAGTTGACACAGAATACTTGTCATTGGATCGCAAATGCGTTTCTTATATTGGAATGATTCAGGTTGGCATTGTGTTTCCACCGGTTACGGAACTGACAGGCCGCGCGTTCTCGCTAAAGAGATTGCGCAATTCTTTTACGATGGTAAAATGCTGGAGCATGGTTATATATATGAGGGTGCAAGAGTTCACAAGCCGCTCAAGAGTGAAAGCGGTTGGCTTCTCCTGCGTTTCTTATATTGGAATGATTCAGGTTGGCATTGTGTTTCCACCGGTTACGGAACTGACAGGCCGCGCGTTCTCGCTAAAGAGATTGCGCAATTCTTTTACGATGGTAAAATGCTGGAGCATGGTTATATATATGAGGGTGCAAGAGTTCACAAGCCGCTCAAGAGTGAAAGCGGTTGGCTTCTCCTGTAAGATTTTATGTTCGAATTGAAACAAAGGAGTAAAAATTATGCATTTACCAAATGGATCGCAAATTTTCGTTGAGAGCAATCGCGGCAGCGAAATCCAAGCAACGGCAGTGTCAAACGCTAAAGATCCTGTATTCACCGTTGCATCTGGCGGCACTACGTACAAGAAAGGTGATTATGTGATCATCACCGCTTCATCTTGGGGTAAGATGATTGATCGTGTTATGCGTGTGAAGGCTGACGGTGAAGAAACAAGCGTAACTCTTGAAGGTGTAGACACTACTGATCAGAACGTGTTTCCGCACGGCGGTACTGCATCTTTTGCCAAGATTGATGCATGGACGGAGATCCCTTGCGTTCAGGATTTGTCGCAGGACGGTGGTGAACAGCAATACTACACTTATCAGTGTTTGTCAGATGACCGGGAACAGCAGTTACCTACATATAAGAGCGCCGTTTCTCTGACATATACTTTTGCTCACGAATACGATAACCCGATCTATCCGCTATTACGTTCAGCAGATGAATCAGGCGAAGTAACCGCTCTTCGCATGTATGTACCAAAAGCAAAAGAGATGCGTTGCTGGGCTGGTGTGCTTTCGTTTAACGAGATCCCGCAAACGACCGTTAACGAAATGGAAACTGTTTCCTTTCTGTATCACTGAAAGGTCGATTCACCTTCCTACCTTCTCAAGTAGAGTAATAACAAGGGGCGTTGCGCCCTTTTTGTTACTGTACAATCAAGATACACGATTCATAATCAATTCTTTTAACAAAAAGTGCTATCAAGGGAAAGAAATGTCAAAAATGAAATTGACGATTGGGCCGCTTCCTGACTTTAAGTTACCAGTGAAATTTGCAATGCCTAACGGAGAAGATCAAACAATTATCTTCACAGTTCGCCACCGCAAAACAAGTGAGATTCACGAGCGATACACGTCAGATACTCCAATGAGCGATGTTGAAATGATCACCTTCCTTGCTTCTGGTTGGAATCTTGATGATGAATTTAACGAAGAAAATATTAAACAGCTTCTTGATTACTACCCAGCAACAGCAATCGGGTTAACTAGCGCATACATGAAAGCGCTTGCGGGGCAGCGAGTAAAAACTAAAAAGGGCGGTTTACCTGTTTTATCAGAAACCGCCGACAGATGCAGAGCTTGAGGCTGTTGGCCTTACAAGGGCAGACTATGAAGGAGAAGATCCGCCAGAGGTTATATTTGATGAAAGCATGATGCAATCATGGGATATATTTTGCGCAATGCAAACGCAATGGAGATGTTCAGGCGGTGGCGCTTACGGATTTGATTATAATGTCTTGCCTATGCTTTTGAGATTTACAAGGTTGAGGATCGCGAGATGTCAGAACAATACGCAGGCTTGACGCTTGGGGTTGATGTATCTCAACTCAACAATGCTGTAAAGTCTTTGCAGCAATTCAAAAAGGCAAACGACGACGCAAAGGGAAGCGTTGAGAACTTTGTTGATTCAGAGGTTGTTGCAAGGCAAAGAGCTAAACAATTGGCTGAGGAATTGGCGAAGCAGAAACAGGAATTTAAAGCAATTCAGTCTGCAATAGATCCAACAGCCAGCAAGATGGATAAGTTGCGTCAGGCTGCGACACAGCTTGATGCACTATGGAAAAAGGAATTGTGCCGGATGATACATTCTTTGAATCCGGATGATACATTCTTTGAATTAGGTTCAATTCTTGAGACACAGCAAAACAAGCTGATCGCAACGAAAAAGGCGCTAACAGAAGAAGGCCGAGCGGCGATTGAGGAAGCAAAGAATAAAGCGGGGCAGAGGCTGAGGCCAGAAAGTTCATTGCGGCATTACAGGCACAAGCAGACGCAGCGGAAAAACAAAATCAGAGCTTGTAGAAATGAGAGCCGCACAACTTGGAGTAGAGCCGCACAACTTGGAGTTAGTGCTGAGGCAGCGCCATTTATTGCAAAAATGAAGGAGCAGGAAAAACAAGCCTCAAAACTTGGCGTTTCTATGGGGCAGTACAAGCAAGCAATGGCGCAATTACCAATGCAGATCACTGACGTTGTTACTTCTCTTGCTTCAGGAATGCCAGTATGGATGGTCGCAATCCAGCAGGGTGGACAGATCAAGGACTCATTCGGTGGTGTTGCGAATACGTTCAAAGCACTAATGACATTTGTCACGCCGTTAAGTGTAGGAATGACGGCGCTGACTGGTGCTCTTGGTTATGCTGCATATAATGCATACAAAACAAATGCACAACTGAAGGAGATCACAAAACCGTTCAGGGGTAACTGGTCTTTCTGGTCAGAACAATACGCAGGCTTGACGCTTGGGGTTGATGTATCTCAACTCAACAATGCTGTAAAGTCTTTGCAGCAATTCAAAAAGGCAAACGACGACGCAAAGGGAAGCGTTGAGAACTTTGTTGATTCAGAGGTTGTTGCAAGGCAAAGAGCTAAACAATTGGCTGAGGAATTGGCGAAGCAGAAACAGGAATTTAAAGCAATTCAGTCTGCAATAGATCCAACAGCCAGCAAGATGGATAAGTTGCGTCAGGCTGCGACACAGCTTGATGCACTATGGAAAAAGGAATTGTGCCGGATGATACATTCTTTGAATCTGCAATTTGCGAAGAACACCTATGAGGATATAGGAAAGATCGTAAAAGATGCGAATAAGGATATGGCGGAACGAGCAGCACGCATCGACAGAGAAAACCTTTCCTTAAACAGAGTTCGAGCGGCGCAAGAGGCTTTAAACAAAGCCATAGAGGATCAGAAGAACGTAGCAAGGACAGCAGACGAAGAGTTGAAAAACGAGCGGCTGAGAACGTTGAGTTCAGGCGAAAAGAGCTTGAAGAGGCGAAGAAGGCGCAGCAGCAAAGGAGAAAGTTGGCGGAGTTGTAAAAGCACCAACAGAGCAGCTGCAAAAGAAAAGGCCGAGATAGGCGATCAGATTGTTTTGCAACAGAGAAAGAACAAGCAATACCGGACGGGCTTAAATTCATTCAGCAAACTTCAGATGCCATTGATGCTAAACTTGCGACAGTCTGGAGCTACAGATATGCAAATCAAGCGAGAGCTTGAGTTGAAGAAGTTGCGAACTGATTATGTTGCTGGCGGGGTAGTATCGACGATGAAATTTATCAGCAGATGGAAGCAAAGCGATATGTACGGCAACGTGCAAGATATTGCAAGCGAGGCGCTCAACGGTCTAACCAACCAAATGGCTACATTCCTTGCAACAGGCAAGGCGAACTTTAAGAGCTTCGCAACGTCAATCATCCAAATGATTATCCAGATGATCACGAAGATGGTTATCTTTAATGCCATATCTGGTGCGATTGGCGGTGACACTTGGACGATTGGAAGCCTTCTTAAAATGTTGGATTTGCAACTGGTGGATACACTGGCGACGGCGGGAAGTATGAGCCAGCAGGTGTTGTCCATAAAGGCGAGTTTGTCAACGAAGGAGGCCACGAAGCGGATCGGAGTTGGAAATCTTTACAAAATGATGCGCGGTTATGCAAATGGCGGCGTTGTTGGTGGCACTTCATACACTGGCGGCGGAATTTCATCAGGAGCAACAAACCTTAATATTGGTGGGATTAGCGTTGATATTAACAACGGAAACGATCCAAAAGGGTTGGAGACTGGCGTAAAAATGATTTTCACTGATATGATTAAGCGTTCCTGTACGCAGGGTGGGGAAGTTTACGAATTTGTTATGTCTAAGCGGGGTGATAGTGAAACTACGAAGGAGGCCACGAAGCGGATCGGAGTTGGAAATCTTTACAAAATGATGCGCGGTTATGCAAATGGCGGCGTTGTTGGTGGCACTTCATACACTGGCGGCGGAATTTCATCAGGAGCAACAAACCTTAATATTGGTGGGATTAGCGTTGATATTAACAACGGAAACGATCCAAAAGGGTTGGAGACTGGCGTAAAAATGATTTTCACTGATATGATTAAGCGTTCCTGTACGCAGGGTGGGGAAGTTTACGAATTTGTTATGTCTAAGCGGGGTGATAGTGAAACTTGAGCAATTCAAATGGTGCACGCAAACGCAAGGAGGCGGCGGCACTATGACCACATCAAATAACGACAGGAAATCTCATTTGGTAATGGTTACACGCAGGTTGCTTCAGGAGGGTTTAACACGGTACGCAGGGAGTTTTCCATTGTCTATGTTGGCAAGGATTACAGAGACGTTGTTGACTTCCAAACTTGAGCAATTCAAATGGTGCACGCAAACGCAAGGAGGCGGCGGCACTATGACCACATCAAATAACGACAGGAAATCTCATTTGGTAATGGTTACACGCAGGTTGCTTCAGGAGGGTTTAACACGGTACGCAGGGAGTTTTCCATTGTCTATGTTGGCAAGGATTACAGAGACGTTGTTGACTTCCTGAATGGACACAGGCTGAAGCCGTTTTATGGTTTATGCCTGACGGTCAACCCGGTCTATTCAGGGTAAAATCTGGTAGCGTTGGATTAACTCCAATATCAGCAACCGTTCAGGAAGTGAAAGCAACATTTACTGAGCAATTTACATCAATGCAACCTGACGGTCAACCCGGTCTATTCAGGGTAAAATCTGGTAGCGTTGGATTAACTCCAATATCAGCAACCGTTCAGGAAGTGAAAGCAACATTTACTGAGCAATTTACATCAATGCAATAATTAAAGCCGCCTTTGTGCGGCTTTTTATTGATGGTACAATGTACGAAAGGAGGTGCAATTATGGCTAATGAAACAACAGGTCGCGCAGACCTTGAAAATTGTCTGCAAAGCCTTTACCCCGGCGAGATTATCACGCTAATTGAGATTGACGGCACAAAGTTTGGCGCAAACATTTACCGCATACACAATGAGAACATCTCATACACTGCGGAAGAATTATTGCAGGCGCGAGAAACTGGAGTTCTTCCGCCGAAAGAGATTACATTCCGTGGCGAGGTTTACGGCGCGCGCCCGTTCGGAATATCTGGAATCAACTTCACAAGCAACGGAAAGGCTGATAAGCCACAATTGATACTATCAAACCTTGATAGCCAAGTGAGCGCGATGATTCGCAACTTTAACGGCATGATGCAAGCTAAGGTTACAATCTGGATCACGCCAGCGGAATTAATGGGGAAAGATGGCAGCATTAAAGATGGAGCCTCAAGAAAGCTGGTTTACTACATTGAGCGCCCAAGCCATTACAATAGAATGATGGCGAAATTTGACCTGACATCGCCTTATGATATGGATGGAATAATGATTCCTCCGCGAATAACTCAAAGCGTTTGTTATTGGGCGCAGCGTGGATGGTATCGAAGCGGAAAGGGTTGCGGATACAATGGATCGCGAATGTTTGACAAAGACAACAATCCTGTAACCGATCCATCTCAAGACTTTTGCGCCGGAACTGTAACAGCGTGCAAACTTCGTTTTGGTGCAGATCAGCAGCTTGATTTTGGCGGTGCACCAGTAGCAAGCCTGTTAAGGAGAAATCAGTGAAGAGGGTTTTGTTGAAACAGGAGAGCCGCCAAAACACGGTGACATGATTAGTGCAAAAATAAAACTTGAAATAATGCAGCACGTAAAGATGAATACCCGCGCGAGGCGTGCGGTGTTATCACTCAAAAATCACGCGTGCAAAAATACCACCGCACATGATGATCCTGAAAACCATTTCGAGATGGACGCAATTGAATACGTTGAGGCGTGTGAAAGTGGCGAGCTTATTGCTGTTGTACATAGCCACACTGGAGACGGTGCAAGTACAATCCCAAGCGCCCATGATACATGCATGTGTGATGAAATGGGTGTTTCATGGGTTATTGTGTCATGGCCAGAAGGTGATATGAGAATCATTGAGCCTGAATCTCGTCCACTGATTGGTCGCCCGTGGTCGCTTGGTGCTTATGATTGCTGGGGGCTTATTATGGCATGGCACAAGCAACATGGCGTTATCCTAAATGATTTCAGGAAACCATATGAATGGTGGAAGCCTGAGCACGGTGAAAATCTTTACCGGAAAATTATCGTTATCTTTCAGCTTTCCGCGCCAGTGTGGAATCATGCAGGCATTTATCTTGGCAACAATCAATTGCTTCATCATGCCTCTGGCAAGTTGTCAAGGGTTGATTTGTATTCTGGATGGTATCAGGAACATGCAAAAATGGTTTGTAGACATAAGGATCTGAAATATGACTTTGAAGGTAATTAAATTATCTGGATCTTTAGGCCGAAGATTTGGAGTGTTTCATAAGCTGGCTGTTGATTCATACCCCGAAGCAATACGCGCACTATCTTCACAGGTGGAAGGATTCAAGGACTACATGCAAAGCGAAGTAGGATCGCGAATGCGTTACGCTGTATTTGTTGACGGTAAGAATGTAGGACAGCACGATGAAAAAGCGTGGCAATGCGCAAAGGAAGTGAGGATTATTCCAATCCCAACAGGTTCAAAGTCTGGCGGGTTGTTTCAGGTTGTTCTTGGTGCGGTTATTATGGCGACTGCATTTTTCACTGGAGGCTCTTCACTTGCGTTGATGGGTGCTTTTGCATCGTCTGCTTTCATGATGGGTGGTGCTATGGTGCTGGGTGGCGTAATGCAAATGATTTCACCACAGCAAGGCGGGTCGCGGTTATCATCCCAATCAGCAGAGAATAAGCCGTCTTACGCTTTTGGCGGTGCAGTTAACACAACGGCGGCAGGATACCCAATACCATTGCCATACGGTCAAAGGACCGTCGGCGGAGCTATCTGGTCGGCTGGGAGTTATGCAGAAGATAAGGCTTAATATAAAAGAGTCGCGCGTTGCGCGGCTTTTTGCCCGTATAATTCAACAAATCAAATAGCACAAAAGGTGAAAAGCCGAGTTCTACTGGAGGGACGTATACATTGCCTTTGTGGCTGAAAATATGATAACGGGCAGTAAGGGTGGATCATCAAAACCTTATGTTCCGAAAGAGATGGAAGATAACCTGATCTCAATCAACAAAATCAAAATCCTTCTTGCCGTTTCCGATGGCGAGTGCGATCCAAATTTTACACTTCGCGATCTGTATCTTGATGATGTTCCGGTAATTGCAGACGACGGAACTGTTAACTACCGTGGTGTGAAAGCTGAATTTCGACACGGAACACAAACGCAAGATTACATCCGGGGTTTACTGACACATCAAGCGAAGACGCTGGCGCGTGACATTACGACGACAAATCCTTATGTAATTTCTGTAACCAACAAAACATTATCGGCTATCAGAATAAAAATTCTAATGCCAACAGGCATTAAGCAAGAGGATAACGGCGATCTTGTAGGTGTTAAGGTCACTTATGCTGTTGATATGGCTGTTGACGGAGACTCTTACAAAGAAGTATTGATAGACACCATCGAAGGTAAAACGCGTTCCGGTTACGACAGAAGTCGAAGGATTGACCTTCCGGCATTTAATGATCGCGTATTGCTTAGGGTTAGAAGGGTTACGGCAGACAGCACATCATCTCGCGTTACTGATCTGATTAAGCTACAAAGTTACGCTGAGGTTATTGATGCAAAATTCCGTTACCCTCTGACTGGTCTTGTATACGTTGAATTTGACAGTGAGTTGTTCCTAACCAGATCCACGCTGGCGCGTGACATTACGACGACAAATCCTTATGTAATTTCTGTAACCAACAAAACATTATCGGCTATCAGAATAAAAATTCTAATGCCAACAGGCATTAAGCAAGAGGATAACGGCGATCTTGTAGGTGTTAAGGTCACTTATGCTGTTGATATGGCTGTTGACGGAGACTCTTACAAAGAAGTATTGATAGACACCATCGAAGGTAAAACGCGTTCCGGTTACGACAGAAGTCGAAGGATTGACCTTCCGGCATTTAATGATCGCGTATTGCTTAGGGTTAGAAGGGTTACGGCAGACAGCACATCATCTCGCGTTACTGATCTGATTAAGCTACAAAGTTACGCTGAGGTTATTGATGCAAAATTCCGTTACCCTCTGACTGGTCTTGTATACGTTGAATTTGACAGTGAGTTGTTCCTAACCAGATCCCGAGAGTATCACGGTTCATGGGATGGTACTTTCAAGAAAGCGTGGTCGAACAATCCGGCGTGGGTTCTTTATGACATTATCACAAACCAGCGATACGGATTAGATCAGCGAGAACTTGGCGTGCAGGTTGACAAATGGAGTCTTTACGAAGCGGCGCAATACTGCGATCAGAAAGTGCCTGACGGAAAAGGCGGCACAGAGCCGCGTTATCTATGCGACGTTGTTATTCAAAGCCAGATTGAGGCTTATCAGCTTATTCGTGATATTTGCTCAATCTTCCGAGGCATGAGCTTTTGGAATGGGGAGAGCCTGTCAATCGTCATTGATAAGCCGCGCGATCCGTCGTACATCTTCACCAATGACAACGTTGTTGATGGCGATTTTCAGTACACAACAGCAAGCGAAAAGAGCATGTACACGCAGTGCAACGTGACGTTCGACGACGAACAAAACATGTATCAACAGGACGTGGAGGGCGTATTCGACACTGAGGCAGCATTGCGCTTTGGATACAATCCAACAAGCATAACAGCTATCGGATGTACACGCAGGAGTGAGGCTAATCGGCGCGGTAGATGGATACTAAAACCAACTTGCGCAGCACTACGGGATACTAAAACCAACTTGCGCAGCACTACGGTAAACTTTGCTACTGGACTGGAAGGCATGATCCCATCAATAGGTGATGTTATCGCGGTGTCAGATAACTTTTACAGCAGCAACCTGAAATTAAACCTTTCAGGGCGCGTGATGGAAGTTTCCGGCTTGCAGGTGTTCGTCCCGTTTAAGATTGACGCGCGACCGGTGATTTCATTATCATCAACAAGCCTGACGGAAAGCCAGTTAAGCGCACAATCTCAAAGGGTTGTGTCGTGGGATAAAGTACCTTACGCATCGCTGTATGAAATGCAATGGCGAAAAGGTGATGGCAACTGGCTGAATACACCACAGACCGCAAACAAAGAAATTGAGGTTGAAGGTATTTATTCAGGCAACTACCGGCCAAACACTTCATTGTCGGATGCGGTTAAGTTAACTGGCGCGCCGGGCTCCCCACCTTACCAGTCAGCGAAGCTGTCACAATTCTTGACCGGGCGATGTAGAACCGGAAGCGGAAACAGATCTCACCCTTACCGGCCAAACACTTCATTGTCGGATGCGGTTAAGTTAACTGGCGCGCCGGGCTCCCCACCTTACCAGTCAGCGAAGCTGTCACAATTCTTGACCGGGCGATGTAGAACCGGAAGCGGAAACAGATCTCACCCTTACCGGTTTGGCATTCGTGTTAAGTGGGGTATGCCAGAAGGGAGCGGAGACACGGCATACATTGAGCTTCACCAGTCGCCAGATGGAACAGCGGAAAACTCAAGCCTGTTAACGCTGATACCATACCCACAATATGAATATTGGCACGGTACGCTTCCGGCTGGTCATGTTGTATGGTATCGAATCAGAAGCGTGGACAGGATCGGCAATGTTTCCGGTTGGACGGATTTTGTTCGCGGCATGGCTTCAGATGATGTTGAGGCTGTTTTAGGCAATATTCTTGATAAGATTTTTGATACAGAAGCAGGAAAGGATCTGAAAGAGAATGCCATTGATAGCGCAAACAAAATCAAGGATCAGGCGCAAAGCATCATTCAAAACGCATTGGCGAATGATGCAGACGTTAGGATCATGAGGAAGGAAAACGGAAAACGCAAAGCCGAGTTTAGGCAATCAATCCAATTGATCGCAAGTGAAACTGAGGCGCGCGTTACCGCAATGACGCAACTCAAGGCTGAATTTGACGAGGAAATAACCAGCGAAGTAACAAGGCTTGATCAGGCAATTGCAACAGAATCGGAAACGCGAGCAACAGCCATTGAGGAATTGAAATCACAGATTGGTGATGATATTCAGGGGCAATTAACGCGGGTTGAGGAAGCGATTGCAAGCGAAACAGAGGCGCGCGTTTCTGCTGATACAGCATTAACAGCGAAGTTTGGAGATGTTGAATCAGCGCTGACAGAAAAACTTGATTCATGGGCTGGCGTTAATGGAGTTGGCGCACAGTACGCAATGAAACTTGGATTGACATACAACGGGCAGAAGTACAGCGCCGGAATGGTCATGCAGTTATCAAACAGCGCTCAAGGGTTGATTTCACAAATACTTTTGATGCTGGAAGATTTGCGATCAGTCGAAAATAACCAAGTTTTCATCAATAGCTTGTTAGTTAAGGATGGTTCAATAAACAATGCGAAGATTGGAAACTTTATTCAGTCAAATAATTGGGATGGTAACAATGGTTGGCACATAAATAAAAATGGCGATGCGTATCTAATGAATGCAACAGTTAGAGGTTCACTTTACGCATCAAACGGAAATTTTTCTTTTAATGGTACTAACAATACAGTTGTTATAAATAACAATGGTATAACTGTAAACCTTCCTAATGGCGGTCGCGTTGTTGTTGGTGTTTGGTAATGCAAAGGGGCTTTTGCCCCTTTTTAATACATATTTGGAGTGAATGGTATAGGCATTGAAATATTTATATTAAATGGAAATTGAGCGCCACTCTGAGTAGAATAGTTACCTACCCTTGTTCCCGGGCACTTCTTACGTTGCCACCACTCATGCATACGCCCTTGTATCGAATGTTATTATATCCACCCGTAACTCTACATATCGTACCTGTTCTCAGTATTGGGAAAAATCCACCGCACCACTGCCAACCATCATTTATCGCCATAATCCCACCAAGAACAAAAGGACGTCTAACGCTTGAGAAAACTATCTGACCAGCAGGATTGCTCATAGTGATTCCCGGCTCTGGGATGTAATCCATGTCGTCTATGTAGATAGCCTGAGATGGAAGGCAAAAGCGGTAGATCCCGGACAATGGGATAACCCAAACGTAACTCTGGAATCTGACGGCAACACTATATGGTGCAGAGATGCAAACTATAACGGCATTGATGACGTTGGCGCGAGCGTATACGTGCAACTCGTAATATTTAATAACACTCCACCACCTCCGTATTATTTAACCAGCTTCCAGAAGGTTAATGATTCAACTGGACGGATAACGGTAGGTAATTTTAACGGGCACGGTGGAAGGAGGATGAGATTTTATGGCAACTGTTACGAGATACTACCCGCTCAGGCTGGAAATCAGGGGATACTTGTTAACGATTCAACCAACTTTGCAGCGATACCGAATAACGCAAGGTTGATGAGCGCTGCATTTGTTGGAGGCATCCGTGTTAACGGTCAGGCTCAGTTGCCAGTCCGGTGTTCCTTTCGGAATGTGGGATTACCACTCTTTGGTTTTGATTGATACCTTGCCGCTAAAGTTGCCCGGTCGTCATCGGATGAAAGACCTTTGAATCGCATATCGATTTCTCCAGCCGGAACCTTCTTACCATCAACGAATAGCATCATACAAGATCCGTAAGTGTAAGTAACACAGTCGCCATTTTAAGATTCTGAGCACAACCAGTCATGGCAATGGCTGCAATCAAAACGGGGATTAACTTTTTCATGTTGGTGTCTCCTTAGTTGTTGTTAGTTGTAACTATACATGATCTTACGGTAGGCGTTTAGCAAAAGTGCTATTCTGTTCTTTTGTTCCCCAGTGTTCTCAAATCTGCGGAGGCTTAAATTTAGCTCAAAAAGTGAACAGCAATAGAGCGCTATACATACATATAAATATATATACATACATATAAATCAATAAGTTAGTAGTATATATATTTATATTTGTTTTTCTTGTTATCTATGTTTTGTGTGATTTTATGTGTCTGGTAATTTTTATGTGGTTGTGTATTCGAGGCTAAAGATTACGATGCGTGTCAGTGTTTGTGTTAACTAGCCAAACGGCGCTTGCTGCAAAACTGAACTCATTTGGCCTGAAAGGTACAACCGGAAAGACTTATCCAGATCTTATCAAAATGATGGTTGATTGCGGAGAAGACCTTAACGTTATGTGGTTGATTGAGATGATCGCAGAAAGTCAAGCGGGGCCGATGGGGTTAAGTTCTATATATCTATATCCGGCGCAAATAGAGGAACAAGAGAACAAAAAGACAACACTGATATTTATCAATCACTTACACGTAAGTTTTGTTATCCAAGTTGGTGAGAACGTTGTTGGAACAGAAAAACAAAATAACTATAATAAGTTTATGGCGTACACCAGCGAAGAAATGAGCAACGAGCTTTATCACGATCCAGAAGCGTGGACGGCTGATTATGTTAGCGGCTCAAGCCCGGCAGAGATTTACAGCACATGCCCGGCAGCGTGGAAGTTCAAGCCGCGCGACGATAAGAGCAAAGCGCTAGTTTTCGGTACGCAGTCGCATACCAACTTTGAAAGCAAGGAGCTTTTCGAAAAACCTATCGACGTGCGCCAGCGACAGAAGACTTTAAGGATCCGTGGCAATGCGCCGGTTCTTGAATCCATACCTGAACATAACGCATGTATGAATAGCAAGACAGCACAACGTGAATTATCGCTATTCGGTGAAATTAACGGCGTAAAAGTCAAAGTTCGATGCGATCACGTTGACGTAACAAAGAACGTCAACGCAACGCTGATTGATGGTTACGATGAAAAAGGCCAGCCGATTTGCAGAGATATTATTTATCCAGAGGCCATTGTGATCACAGACTACAAAACCACAATGAGCGCTAATCCGGCTGAGTTTATGCGCCCGGCTTACAATCACGGCTATTATTTAAAAATGGCGTTGCAATGTGATTTATTCAGGAAAGCATATCCAGAAGAAAAGCGACCTATAGTTGTGCGCCTGTTAGCGCAAGAGAAGAAAGAGCCTTATTTGCCGTTGGCTTTCCGCATGAACAACGAGCAATTGAAGATCGGGCGCATTCAGTACATGAGCGTGATTAACCAGTTTGCCATGTGCCAGCAACATGACGTTTGGCCTTCTTATTCAAACGGTGAGCCGGAGGTTTGCCTTGACACTCCTGATTGGGTGCGCCGCCAGTTTAAGCAATATCTTATTTAATCGGCACAAATAGCTAAACAAATGAAAAATGCGGTGTTATAATTCACCGCATAAGTTAACAACAAGCGTGAGGAAATAAACATGGAAAACAAACAAGTGTCAGATGTGGCAGTTCATATTAACAATTTTGCAACTGGCATGGCTATGTTGCTTCGTGACTTTGTGGCGCCACTTGATCCAACAGAAGGCGAAGAAGAAATGGAGTACATCAGAAAAGTAATGGATGCAGTCGATAATGTCGTACTTATTGCAACAATGAGCGAAGACAACGATGAAGCAATCAAGGCGGTAAAAGAAAGTTCTGATCGCATGATGGAAAATCTGATTAAATTACACACCAAAGAAGAAACAAAGCACTAACAGCAATAAGGCGGCGAAAGCCGCCATTAATCACGGGAATTAATCTGCCGTACTTGATGCAATCACTCCAGCATTGAAACTATCAGAGCAATTCGACAAGGTTTTACCAGCACTGCATAAGGCGCGTAGTTTGTTTGTAAAGGTGAAAAGGATAAGCAAAACACGCACCTCAAAACCGTTACGCAACGCTAATGATAACGAGCTAATGTTGATGCAGGACATGATTGAAAGCGAACAACCAAACAGAATTAAGGTTGAGACAACAGTTCTTCATGTTTCCGGTCAGTGGGTAAAATTCTATGCTGAATTACCAATCGTTAAAAACGATCCTCAAGGTGTAGGATCTGCATTCACATACGCGCGTCGTTATGCAGCAGCAGCAGCATTTGGCTTAAGCCGGGCAGACGATGACGCGCAGATTGCCGTTAAATCTGCGAACGACTGGAAACGTGACATTGAGAAATGCGAAAGCGTGAACGAATTACAAGAAGTGCTTAAGTCAGCATGGAAGGCAAGCGATCCGGCAAGCAAGCAGGTAATTAAAGAGCATTACGAAAAACGCAAGGCAGAGCTTGAGATCGGAAAAGCACGAGGATTTAATCCAGCGCAACCAAAGCAAAATCTTGCCTCGCCAGAAGTTGACACAAAAACGACGAGCAAGTAAAATCACAAAGTATCACTGATTTTGAATAATTGACATGGGGCGATTGCGCCCTTTTTACAGGAGAATGAATAATGCATATCATTACTGGTGAGATCCGAAAAGAGCCGCGAGTAAAGCAAATGCCTAACGGCAGCACACTTTATGTGGTTGAACTTTCAGAGCGATACAAAGATAAAGATGGAAACTGGCAATATACAAACTACAGTTTCTTTTTAATGCGAAAACAGAAGGTCTTAAGGGTTGGTATGATGAGGCGTTCCGGTTGGCAAGGTTATTTCTGTATCTTGCATATCATTACTGGTGAGATCCGAAAAGAGCCGCGAGTAAAGCAAATGCCTAACGGCAGCACACTTTATGTGGTTGAACTTTCAGAGCGATACAAAGATAAAGATGGAAACTGGCAATATACAAACTACAGTTTCTTTTTAATGCGAAAACAGAAGGTCTTAAGGGTTGGTATGATGAGGCGTTCCGGTTGGCAAGGTTATTTCTGTATCTTGTGACACTCTGCGCATTGAAACGCGAGAACACAACGGAAAGATGTATGACAAAGCAATCAACCTCCTATGGACTTTGACGACGATATTCCTTTCTGATCAACAAAGGGGCATTACGCCCCTTTTTCACTTTCAGCCATCCCAAGCACGGCAATAACCTTAACAGCAATTCGCTTTGCAAGTTCAGTTTGATGAGCGTTAAGTTTTCCAGTGGTCATTATTGACAGCATTCCGCTCATACTTCCAAGTCCGTTAAAATCTGAAATTGCCGATTTCATAATTGATATTGGTGAATGACCTTCGTCAGCTATTGTGTGCGCTCTCTCTGACAGGTCTTTAACCACCTGATCTATTCCTTCACTTTTCGTCATTTTCTTTTCCTTCATGAGTTGATTGCTGTTCTGGCATTACAGGCCATGGGCTAATTGATTCCCTTTCTGCTACTGGCTTTTCAGGTTCAATTCCTAAAAACTTTCCTACAAACTCACCAACAAAATTTGAGCTATCGCTTACATAAACATGCATCCTGTCCAGATCTGCAACAGTAACGCTATTTGGTGCAATCATGATCCTCTGCTGGTGAAAACCGATATACATCACATTGGCTGGACGTTCAAGAGTCCCCATATTTGGCGCAATTACGCCCATTATCCAACAATAATGAATATTGCCATCAAGAGGCTCACATCCGGCGTTAAGCCAGTTTACTTTCTGGTGTGGGAATGCCATTGATGAATCAGTAGCGTCACGCCGTAACGACCATTTAACGCCGCCAATCTCAATAATTTGTTTAGGCCTCATTCCGTTGAATTGAGTCACGCCAGCGCCATTTTGATTAATGTTTTGCATTACTACTCGCGGCAAATGCACGCTCGGTAACAGGTAACGCAACGCGAGATCTGATTCGCCAACAGTTTGCTGATTCTCAGGCTGTTTTGATTTGCGATATGAAAGCTCAGTTGCAGGAAGCGCGTTTTGCTCTTTCTCAGGCAAACCAGACCGCTGCACTGAATTGCAAAATCAACCGTGTCGAGCAATTGGTAAACTTCAAGTTGCCTACTCCTCAGACTCCGCCTACTGGCTGTTGCGCAACAGCCAGTAGGCGGAGTCTGAGGAGTAGGCAACTTGAAGTTTACCAATTGCTCGACACGGTTGATTTTGCAATTCAATATAAAACATTTGTCAGCGATATGTAAGCAACTGGCATAAAGACGAAAAAGCGCAGCCTGAGCCGCGCTTGAGTTAAAAGATTGCATCCTCTCAGATATGATTGGAGTTGATGAAAACGGCGAGGAGTACGTTGATCATCAAATTGAAACGGATCGCACAGATGACACTCTGGCGCTCGATAGCAACGTTATGCTAACTGATATGGCTTGCGCTATGGTTTACATGGGAGGGATGATCGAAAACCAGAAAAAGGAGATAGACGAATTAAAGGCGGCTGTTGCTGCACTGCTCAATAAAACTTTACTCCCTACTGGTGGTGGTTTTGGTGGCGAAGCTGGCGCGGCTGGTCTTGGCGGCGCTGTTGGCGGCCTGATTGGGTCATGGTTTGGTAACGGCTTTAATGGTCGTGGTGGTTATGGTGGTGATGGTGCGGCTGTTGCTGTCGGTGCTAACGCTGTTCTTGATGGTATTAATAACATCCAGACAGGTGTAAACAACCCGGTCTGCAAACTCTGCAAGGCCAAAACTCCACAAACCTTGCCGTTGAGCGCTCCGCCGCATCAACCTTTAACGGCATTACCAGCCAGAATACGCAAAACCTGCTTGCATCGGTGCAAGGCTTCGCCGGACCATAACAGGAGACCGGTACAAGTTTCACATATTGGGAATCGACATTCATCATATCTTGAGCAATCAGGCCGTAACGCTGAATGTCATCTCGCTTATACTTAAACATTGTCGGAAGCCATTGCATGACGCGATCATAACTTTCTTTTCCATCCGTATAAACGATGTCTTTTTCAGATCTCTGTCAGACGTTGGATTTTTGCAAAATCGTAGTTTCCTGTTCCAAACTGGCCATTACCGACGGTGGGTTTTGACGAGCAATCTCTATGCTAGACAGATCTGAAAGGTTCGCATCTTTTCTTAGTAGATTTTCAGCATTAAGGCTTTTAGCAAATTCCTCAGCCTCATTTCGCGCCGTAACAGCGCCGTTTTTGCAGTTTCAGCGGCGTTATTTGCAGATTGAGCGCCAGTCAGACAAACGGCGTGGTCTGGTACGTATTATACAGAGTATGTTCCTTTTACGCTGAAATCTGACGCTTGTCCGGTTCTGTAAATTGCGCAATTTACAGAACCGGACAAGCGTCAAAACAACGACGCAGGATGGTCGCCAATCGTTTGTGGAGGTAGTCAGTCGCAATGGGGTTATGCTCTAAAATCAGCTTTCGGAACTATTGCTAATAACCAAGCTTGGCCTGATACAGCTATACACCACTCATTCGCCCCGGTGCAACAATCTTTTTCATTGATGCACCGTTTCAAGCGGCTGTGATTGGTGATAACGCTCATAACAGGATGTTTTATTTTCTCATACCGGGACGTCGGGTTGGTCCTTTTGATAGTGTTGGTGCTAATACGATTATTTACTCGCCAGACGGATCTTATAGGTTGGTTATCAGAGATGACGGATTACTAGTTTATCAGAAAGGTGACGGAACTGAAACCAAGCCATTTGAAATTGCGACTGGTGGGACTGGGGCAACTGATGCAGCAGGTGCTCGCAATAATCTTGGGCTTGGCAGCTATACACCACTCATTCGCCCCGGTGCAACAATCTTTTTCATTGATGCACCGTTTCAAGCGGCTGTGATTGGTGATAACGCTCATAACAGGATGTTTTATTTTCTCATACCGGGACGTCGGGTTGGTCCTTTTGATAGTGTTGGTGCTAATACGATTATTTACTCGCCAGACGGATCTTATAGGTTGGTTATCAGAGATGACGGATTACTAGTTTATCAGAAAGGTGACGGAACTGAAACCAAGCCATTTGAAATTGCGACTGGTGGGACTGGGGCAACTGATGCAGCAGGTGCTCGCAATAATCTTGGGCTTGGGACTGGGCAAGACGTTCAATTTAAGAGCATTACGGCTACAGACGGCGATATTCTAGTTCCGCAAACTCACGTTGTAGGATGTAAAACTAATACTGGCGGTAACAAAAATATCTATCTGACGAACTTACCGGAGAATCAACTTCAGGTGGGTGGGACTGGCGCTCAATCTGCAAATAACGCCGCTGAAACTGCAAAAACGGCGCTGTTACGGCGCGAAATGAGGCTGAGGAATTTGCTAAAAGCCTTAATGCTGAAAATCTACCATGTATTGCTGGGCGACGCTCAAGGTTATATCACTGGATACGATACGAAATGGCGAGAGCAATTAACACTCATTCGCCCCGGTGCAACAATCTTTTTCATTGATGCACCGTTTCAAGCGGCTGTGATCAGTGAAGTTATCAGCGATACACAAATCCGCGCTATCACAACTGGCGGCGCTGAAATTGGGCGGAGCAACTACATTATTTTGCTGCATGACTCAATCACTGTTGATGGCCCGGCGCAAGATGTTGCGGAAACTCTGCGTTACTATCAAAGCAAAGAAACTCAGATCGAGGAAGCTATTGAATTTTTCAAAAACTTTGATCTAAAACAGTTGCAAGATCTGGCTAATCAGGTTAAAGGTGATGCAGAGAAAACAGCCAATGATCGTGCTGCTACTGAACAACTGAAAAACGACACTCAACATATAAAGGATTCTGCTGTTGCTGAAACAAACCAGATTAAAGCAGACACTAACGCAATCAAGGCGCAAACACAACAGATTAAAGATTCTGCGATAACGGAAGTTAATTCCGCACGCGATCAAGGTGTTTTAGCTGTAAACCAGACTAAAGATCAGGCTGTTTCAGAAATGAATCAGATAAAGGGTGATGTTTCGAATCTGAAAACGAAGCTATTTCAGCAAGGGATTCAGCCCAGCAATACATGGCAATGGACGCTCAAGGTTATATCACTGGATACGATACGAAATGGCGAGAGCAATATCAGTGAAGTTATCAGCGATACACAAATCCGCGCTATCACAACTGGCGGCGCTGAAATTGGGCGGAGCAACTACATTATTTTGCTGCATGACTCAATCACTGTTGATGGCCCGGCGCAAGATGTTGCGGAAACTCTGCGTTACTATCAAAGCAAAGAAACTCAGATCGAGGAAGCTATTGAATTTTTCAAAAACTTTGATCTAAAACAGTTGCAAGATCTGGCTAATCAGGTTAAAGGTGATGCAGAGAAAACAGCCAATGATCGTGCTGCTACTGAACAACTGAAAAACGACACTCAACATATAAAGGATTCTGCTGTTGCTGAAACAAACCAGATTAAAGCAGACACTAACGCAATCAAGGCGCAAACACAACAGATTAAAGATTCTGCGATAACGGAAGTTAATTCCGCACGCGATCAAGGTGTTTTAGCTGTAAACCAGACTAAAGATCAGGCTGTTTCAGAAATGAATCAGATAAAGGGTGATGTTTCGAATCTGAAAACGAAGCTATTTCAGCAAGGGATTCAGCCCAGCAATACACATGCGTTTTCTCCCGTGTTGCATGTTAATGTCAATGCAGATAATAGCATTTGCTAAGTCAAAAAACCCGCAATGCGGGGCGAAAGTAGCAGTGACATGATCCAACCAACTCCGGTATCATTACCGCACACGTTGCAGATCGCACCGCCATCGCCTTTTTATCGCCAAGTTTATCCGTCCATCTGAAGCGATCCTTTCCGCCGCAGTGGGGCTTTTCATTGATGAAGAAGGTAAACAGTCTTTTCTAGCAAAGGACTACACGCGCGGGTCGGTTGTGAGAACAGGAAACACCGATAAGACTATCTATCTTTGCGTTGACTGGATTGATGCGCAACATATTCACCTTGCAACTGGTCAAGAGGTTTGGGCCTGCTTCGATGCAACTAATATTGAGATTGTAGCTTACAGGTATAAAGGCAACAGAAGAATGCGAGTTGTCTGTAAGAGTACAGACCGTGACGCTATCATAGCTGCCGAGGAAAGAGGTCTTGAAATTATGATGCCGATTAATGATAATTACAGGCAAGGGATAGACAGGAAGGTTTACAAACCTGAATCTCTTCTCAAGCTAACCGGAGAACCTTACAGCGAAGTGATCAATATTTTGGGCCGTTTTCTTGGGAAAGTTCCACAGGACTATAGAATCAAGGCAAATAAGCGAGTATCTCGTGATTCTGGTTATTCGTTTGGGAAACAGGCAAGTCATGAATGCTGCGAGCGCGTTATGTCAAAAACATTAAAATTTGATCGCACGCCGTTAAGCACATATGAAGGAATATACCCGCCTGAAGATGGTTATTATGAATGCGGCGTAAAAGATGGTCGATACATTCACGCGTTACCATGTTACCGGTGCATTCAGATGAAATTGATGATGAAATGTGCAATGTGCTTTTCATTGATGAAGAAGGTAAACAGTCTTTTCCCCCACTGCGGCGGAAAGGATCGCTTCAGATGGACGGATAAACTTGGCGATAAAAAGGCGATGGCGGTGCGATCTGCAACGTGTGCGGTAATGATACCGGAGTTGGTTGGATCACAAGATTGATGCTTGCCGTTAAAAACTTCATTTGGAAGACCGCAAATACTTTGTAGCGCCTCACGCCACAATCCTTGCATATATGGGAGTACATCTTCCTTTTGATAAACCATAAAGTTTTCGTTATTCATATACACCTCAAACAAAAAGCCTGACAGATGATAACATCATGCCGGGCATTGTTTTTCTTATTGAGTATTACGGCAGCGTGTCAGCAATGTCAAGCCGTGCTTTTAGTCCAGCGCGAAAGAACAGCGAATCGCGGTATCAACTGGCAAGATTGACAAACGCACAATCAATGGCAATAACGGAACTCGACGGGGTAAAGATAAGAAAAGCGCAAGCGCCCTACAGGATACTATGTTTTAAAAGAGCAAAGCGTCTTAACGTTAGCCAGCAAACTGTAAATCAGTGGCGTGTTCGCGGTATGATTTCAGCCGCTGGCGCTCAAAAGGTGCATAACGATTACAAGAAATATGGTTGTCAAGGCTATCGCGCGTCATTCTGCCGTCCAGACCTGCGATTTGATTCCAATGGAAAACCGCTCACAAAGAGATGTGATAAGCGTGAAATGTTGCGAGTAGTAAGAATGTCAGATTATGAACCCGGCGGATTCCTGTATAAACCTGAAAGCACTAATTGCCATTATTCATTCTCCAATAGCATTTTTGTTAAACAATGATTTAATGATTGTGTATTATACACGCCAAATGGCATTACTCAAAGGTTTTAGATATTGCGGCAAGGGTATGCAGACATTGCGACATGATTCCAAACATTGAAAAGCAAATATCAGCACTTGGTGAAGCGGTAATTAAATCCATTCAGGAGCGATTCACTGTTGGCGAGGTTGTGCCTTACCCTTACCAGTGCGTTGCATACGCTGAGATCGCAAAGCGTATGAAAAATTATAAGCATCCATTCTTTGTTAAAGCGTCCGTATCGGCTGGCAAAACATTGATGTTTGCAATGGTTGCTCACCAGTGCCGGAAAATGGGATTAAAACGCAGGACTGAAGACAAAAGCGCATACTTTCCGATTGTTGTTGGTGCTGAGGGTACTGTAGTTAATGGACTGTTTAAAGCGCTTGGCGACTATGTTCCGCACGTTATCGGGATTGACGAGTGTCACCGGTGGATTGGGAAGACCTTGCCGACGCAAACAACGAAGAAAGGCGAAAAAGTACCAAATCCAGATTATGACATAACAAAGGGAAGCAGGAACAGAAATACAGAGTTCCTGATTGGCGAGGATGGCTTGCCAATGGAGGGAACAGGCCGCACACAATACACTGTCATTATCATGGAAATGATGCGCCGCTGCCGGAAAGCATATGGTCATGAACTGCGCATCTTTGGTATGACTGGATCGGAGTTTCGCGGCGTAGTCCCGATCCCGGTAGAAGACAAAAGCAGAAAGGATTCTGGCGTGAACAGGTTACTAATATTGATACCAACTACCCCAACAAATTTTGGCGACGTTGGCGATCTAGGGTATGACCTTTCAGAGTTTGAGGCATCCAGTGAGGATGGAGTTGCAGACTTTGACGCTAAAACGCTTCGCAGGATGGAACAAAAATTCATGAAGAAGCGACCATGCAGGAGAAAGGCACTGCAAAGAGGCAGCGGCAGCATTGCCACCGGAACGACTTACAGGATCATTACTGGTAAAACTGGCGACAACCAGCGCAAGGAGTGGCTGAGGGAAGCATACGAAGGGAAGGTAAAATACATCTTCCGTGTTCAGGCGCTAACAACTGGCGTTAACGTGCCGTTTTGGGATACGTCTGTTATTCTGCGCAAGATTGGATCGCTAACTTTGCTGATTCAGCTTTTAGGTCGCGGAATGCGACTACTTAAGAAGTGGCATAAGGAGCAAGGATTCAAGAAAGATGATCACCTCGTCATGGATTTTTCAGGAACGATGGACGAGTTAGGGAGCTTTATTTTGATCCGATACTGGAGCAGGCGCAGCACCAGAAGCGATTCAGGAACGGTAAAGATCCGAAGCCGTGCCCTATTTGCGGAACTCTTAATAGCTATTATGCTCGCCGTTGTATGCACGCACGTAGACGAAAACGACAACAGATGTGAGTGGTTCTTTAAATTCAGGACATGTGATGATCAGATTGACCCGCGCACTAAAAGATTATTCAGCGCGGCTGTGGAACTAAAATCATTGATTGACCCAAACGAGAAGTTAAGCGGAAAGCACTATACAAAAACGACTGGTTCGGTGCAATCTTTCTCTGTTGACATGACGAAAAACCAGAAAGGGATAATATTTAATTATGAGCTTTCCGATGGCATAGACACTTTCAGGGCGAGAGAGATATTTTCCCTGAATCTGAAAGCCAAATTTGCCGCGCAAAATGGCGAAGCGTTGCTCTTAAGCACATACCAGATCGCCGTGTTGCTGGCATGGTGGCGAGCTATCGTAATGCAAGAAAAATCATTGATTGACCCAAACGAGAAGTTAAGCGGAAAGCACTATACAAAAACGACTGGTTCGGTGCAATCTTTCTCTGTTGACATGACGAAAAACCAGAAAGGGATAATATTTAATTATGAGCTTTCCGATGGCATAGACACTTTCAGGGCGAGAGAGATATTTTCCCTGAATCTGAAAGCCAAATTTGCCGCGCAAAATGGCGAAGCGTTGCTCTTAAGCACATACCAGATCGCCGTGTTGCTGGCATGGTGGCGAGCTATCGTAATGCAAGAAAAATAATGCAATATGTGAATCACATCATGCCACCATCGCGTGTGACTCACCGCAAGACTAGCAAGGAGAAGATAATTTGTACAAGAAGGAGTTTAATTATGGCAATGACTGATAAAGGCGATTATCTGGAGTTTTACGAAAGAGATCCGACGGATACGCTAAAGGAGGAATCACACCAGATCGGGGCGTTTCAATGGTTAACTTATGCTCATCCTGAATTTCTTGCCGGCATACGAAAACGAGGGCGACAAGGGATCGCCACCGCAATGATGGATCAGCAAGCAGGACTCGTTAAGGGAGTAAGTGATTTCATCATCCTGATTGGATTAAAGGCCGTTATCCGTTCGCGGCAAGCAATGACTGATAAAGGCGATTATCTGGAGTTTTACGAAAGAGATCCGACGGATACGCTAAAGGAGGAATCACACCAGATCGGGGCGTTTCAATGGTTAACTTATGCTCATCCTGAATTTCTTGCCGGCATACGAAAACGAGGGCGACAAGGGATCGCCACCGCAATGATGGATCAGCAAGCAGGACTCGTTAAGGGAGTAAGTGATTTCATCATCCTGATTGGATTAAAGGCCGTTATCCGTTCGCGGCAATAGAGATGAAGCGCGTCAATAAGTCCGGCAAGGGAAAGGCTTCACCAGTCAGCAAGGAAATAACACCAGTTCAACAAGCAGCAGGTAATTAAGAAATGGCGCAATCCTTCGCGCCTGTTTTAACAAAAGTGCTATTTCATCATGTATTCTACAGCGATCATGAATTGCTTATATCCGTATGTTACGGCAGCGAATCCGCCAAGCTCACGCACGCGGCGCAAGAAGGCTTTAGTAAAGAAACTGAAGTGACATTTGAACAAATAGAACGAGAAACATTCATTGGCAATGCTCTTGCTACTGGAGGCCATTACCGTGCCGTTAAACCAAATCAATATTATAAAGTCACTGGCAACCGCTATAACGGCAGCAACACGCCTGACATTGTGCGCGATTTGTGGTCCACGCCGTCAGAGGTTGTCGAATGGATGGAAAGCGAATACGGTGATTATGACATCGACGCGGCGGCAAGCAAAGAAAACGCTGTATGTGAAAAATTCTACAGCAAGGAAACAAATTGCTTAAAGCGTTGGTGGGGTAGTAATAAGCATATCTGGCTGAATCCACCGTACAGCAATATAACGCCTTTCGTTAAGAAAGCGATTGAGCAAATGGAGCACAATAACCAGATCGACATTCTGTTGCCTTGCGACACATCGACAGGATGGTTTTATGAGGCACAACAGAAAGCAGCGGAAATCATCTGGATCACTGGCGAAGTTTACCGGAGGACGGAACAGAATATTCCCGCACAGGACGCCTTGCTTTCACTTCAGCGCTTACAGGTAAACCAGTGCAGGAAACAACAAAGGAAGCGTTATTTTCATCATGCGCGAACTGAAAGAAGGTGAGCAGCAGAAAACGCGATACGTTAAGATCAGCGACATTTGCCCGTCTGTGGCAGAGCGTCGAGCAAGAAAGCGGAGTTAATATCATGCAGAAAGAAAGAAGCGTTTATTTAAATGAAACTGGCGAGTGGTTGCTATTTCGCGCTATGGTTTGCGAAGCGCTTGATAAAACGATTTCATAAAACCGCTATTAGGTTGCGATCCGTGGGAGTTTACAAGCGCGCTTGACATGAGCTTTGAGGAAACAAGAAAACTACCGCTTGAAAATGGCATGAGCAGATCGGTAAAGACTTGCAAGAGTTTTACGAATCCGCGTCAAAATAGCACTTTTGTTAAAACGCCCGGCCTTGTGTCGGGCATAATTATTTCATCAAAACGAACAAGAGGAAAACAAAATGGTTGTTTACGATCCACGCGCTTTTAAAATTGCCCAAGAAGTTTCACGCGAATCTGTTGCTGGCGGTTCTGCTAACGGCTATCAGTTTGATTGGTCGGCAGCAATGACCTTGCTTAAGGTTGCATATGGTCACGCGCCAATTAAAACAGCGGAGGAATATTATAAGCATGAAGGTTGAACAAGGTAGGCAGGCCGTATGGGATCACGCAAAGGAATGTGGGATCTCTGAAGACATAGCCGGGATAGCAAAATATTTTGATATTGCTGACATAAGCATTATAAGCGGCGACAAAATGACTTTTCTCAATGAACGACCGCGCAAAATGCATCGCGTCCCAGCAATACCAACAAAGATTGATTTCAAAGAGGCTATGGCGAAAATTCGCGAGCCGCGCAAATACTACAAATGAGGATTATTATCATGTGGCGTTTGTTACTTTTGCCCTTACCTGTTATGATGGCGATCTCTATTGTGTATGTTGTCATAATGAGATAAGGAGAATTTTTGATGAAGCAAATCAAAATCACAGATGAACAATTTATCAATGAGCGCAAGCAGGAAAGACATATAAGCAGATCGCTAATGAGTATGGCATGAACGTTCGAAGCATTGAGCGCCGCGCGGCACGATTAGCAAAGAAGGAGAGATTGACACAAAAGGTGCGCCGGATTTGGGATTGCTCGTGAATCTGTTTTACGACGCGCCAACGGTGAAGAAGTAAGATTCAGATAATTGAAGGCAACCACGACCAAAGCGGCATGAGATGGACAATCACCACTCGCGACAAAGAACAGCTAGAAGCATTAATGCAGGCCGCTATGGATGCATTTAGCGAAGAAGTTCCGCGACTTGATCCGCAACCGGAATCACAAAAGGATTATAGCGAGACGTTATCACTGTATCCGATCTTTGATATGCACCGGGCGCAATGGCGCATAAGCATGAATGCGGCGAGAACTGGGATACAGCAACAGCAGAGCGCGAATAATTTCATTGATTATTCCATCCAGTGCGCGCCGGATAGCGAAAAGGCTGTTTTGCTGATTGGTGGTGACATGCTGCATAGTGACGGCACGGAAGCGGTGACACCTGCAAGCGGTCACGTATTGGATCAAGATAGTCGATACGCAAAACTTGTTTATGTTGCCATCCGGTCAGTGCGTCGAGCAATAGCAAAGCTGTTATCAAAACATAAAACGAGATGGACAATCACCACTCGCGACAAAGAACAGCTAGAAGCATTAATGCAGGCCGCTATGGATGCATTTAGCGAAGAAGTTCCGCGACTTGATCCGCAACCGGAATCACAAAAGGATTATAGCGAGACGTTATCACTGTATCCGATCTTTGATATGCACCGGGCGCAATGGCGCATAAGCATGAATGCGGCGAGAACTGGGATACAGCAACAGCAGAGCGCGAATAATTTCATTGATTATTCCATCCAGTGCGCGCCGGATAGCGAAAAGGCTGTTTTGCTGATTGGTGGTGACATGCTGCATAGTGACGGCACGGAAGCGGTGACACCTGCAAGCGGTCACGTATTGGATCAAGATAGTCGATACGCAAAACTTGTTTATGTTGCCATCCGGTCAGTGCGTCGAGCAATAGCAAAGCTGTTATCAAAACATAAAACGATCTGGTTGCGCGCAGCAATGGCGGCAGCATATGAGAATGAGCCGCGAGTGCATGTTGATGTTTCTCCGCGAGTAGTTCATCACACGCAATATGGCAAAACATTCCCGCATACCATCATCTGGTTGCGCGCAGCAATGGCGGCAGCATATGAGAATGAGCCGCGAGTGCATGTTGATGTTTCTCCGCGAGTAGTTCATCACACGCAATATGGCAAAACATTCCCGCATACCATCATGGGCACACTATCCGCAAACCTGAAACATTGGCGGCAAAGATGCATACGCTGCGCGCGAGTACATAGCACTATATAAATCATCAATTTAATTGGGCGAGGCATTTTGCTTCGCCCTTTTTATTCCTTTTGTGCGTTCAATGGTTAGGATACAGTCAATTAATTGTTGACTTTTATCTACAGGAGATCTAATCATGAAAGATTTTTAAACGCTGTAACTTCAGGCACTGGCGGCGCGTCAATCACTGGCGCTGTAACTGGTCAAACAACTATTGCAATAGCCAGCTTGGTTTTGATGGCTGCATTTGGTATGTGGGGCGCTTATCTTCGTTGGCGTGATAGTAAGGCGCTACGTGACGCTCTTGAATGCGGTGATATTAAGAAAGCTATTGAGATCAGAGGTAAATAATGAGTATAAAACAAAGAAACGTACACACAGAGAGAGTGCGATGCGCTACTGGCAAAGCATATCAAGATCGCAAAGGATGAAGTTGATAAACGTGTAAAGGTTGATATCCCTGATACAATGACCGCTGCGGCTTTTGGCGTTGCTCTTGCTCTTACTTCTCCATTACTGGAGGAAATAGAAGGAGTAAAACATAAACCGTACAAAGATATTGCTGGAATATGGACGGTTTGCGCCGGAATAACTGGACCTGACGTAATGCCGACCGCTGCGGCTTTTGGCGTTGCTCTTGCTCTTACTTCTCCATTACTGGAGGAAATAGAAGGAGTAAAACATAAACCGTACAAAGATATTGCTGGAATATGGACGGTTTGCGCCGGACGCGCAGCGATGTATTCATTCACATACAATGCTGGCACTGGTGCTTTTAGAAATTCAACCATGCTTAAGCTGATTAATAACGGTCGTTATATGGAAGCGTGCAATCAGTTATGGCGATGGACAAAATACACCAATCCAAAACAGGAAAGAAAGAAACGTCTAAAGGACTGCGCAACCGCCGCGCGGTGGAATTTAAATATTGCATTAAGGATCTGTAATCATGAGAAAGTTATCAGCAATCGCGATCGCTGTTATTTAATATGCGTGGTTGTGTTAATTGTGCTGATTTGTCTTTACTGGAGAGAAGAAAAGGAGGCTTAACGCCTCCTTTGTTATTCAATTCTCTTTACAGTAACCAACAAAACGCCGTCATCATCACACAAATTATGCTCTGATATGTTAAACGCTCGCATGTCAGAATGAATGAGCGTTAACATTGCGTGCATGAAGTCTTCATGTGAGATTTGAGAAGTAGCGCAAAACTTAAGAATTTCATCTATCAGTTTACTTTCCATGATTTTCATGATAACCAAGTTTAGCCTCTGCTTGTTCTCTTGCCATAATTGCATCATCAATGCTTGAAAATAATCCTAAATGAACACTCTTACCTTTATCATATATGGTTGCATGCCATTTTTTCTTTCTTCCTCCAGCACACCCCTATTCCATTGTCATATATAAATATTTTATTCCAATCGATTGGAATAAAATATTTATATATGACAATGGAATATTGTGGGAAATGCACAATGGAAAAATACCAGAAGGAATGGAGATAGATCATATATGGCACAATAGGTGGGATAACAGGATTGAAAATTTAAGGCTTGCATCAAGATTAGAGAACAGCAAAAACGTATCTCTACTAAAAAGAAATAAATCTGGTAGGGTTGGGGTGTGCTGGAGGAAGAAAGAAAGGTGGAGAAACAGAAGGGGAAAAGCAAAGCACGGAAGCGTTGCTGGATGTGTAGATAAAAATGGCTATGTAAGAATAAGGTATAATGGTGTATTGCTTTTGGCACATAGGATAATATGGGAAATGCACAATGGAAAAATACCAGAAGGAATGGAGATAGATCATATATGGCACAATAGGTGGGATAACAGGATTGAAAATTTAAGGCTTGCATCAAGATTAGAGAACAGCAAAAACGTATCTCTACTAAAAAGAAATAAATCTGGTAGGGTTGGGGTGTGCTGGAGGAAGAAAGAAAAAATGGCATGCAACCATATACATATCTTTTCCTTAGAGCTTTTATTTGTTGTCTATTAACATTTGACGTAAACAGTTCTTCATCGCTCATTTCTCCGATCCGTAAAACATCCCTAACCCATTCGTTTTGCATACCTTCCGGGCTGTAAAGTTCAAACGAGAAAGGTCGATTTGCGGATCCTTTCTTACACCAGAACTTTCCATCAACTCCATCTGCTGCATTCAGGAACTGAACTGAGCGAGCAATGTTGCGCGCCAACTTTCCAACAACATCAACATCATTGCCAAGAGAAATTACAGGGTAGCGATCATTTCCGTTATTAACATCATTAACCTCACCCCAAAAGCTGGACGATTGACGGTATCCGTTTGCCTGAATGGACACGCGCACCGGAGACAATCCTTGTGCATCAGCTAATTCGATAATTTGTTTTGGTGTTAGTTTGTTGGTTTCAAACGAAAAATTCGAGTTGATGGAAAGTTCTGGTGTAAGAAAGGATCCGCAAATCGACCTTTCTCGTTTGAACTTTACAGCCCGGAAGGTATGCAAAACGAATGGGTTAGGGATGTTTTACGGATCGGAGAAACTTGGACGCTTCACGGTTGAGTATCACGGAACGGATCAGCCGACCGCTCTTTATGTTGTCACAAGCCAGCCTCCTTCAACTGGTAAATCTGCCGTTAACAGCCCGGCACTTGCTCCAATGGTTGCAGAAGTAGAAAGAATTAACGATCAGCGAAAGAAGGAAAGAAAAAGATTCAGGCAAAGTTGGCAGGTCTTGCAAAAGAGACTTGGACGCTTCACGGTTGAGTATCACGGAACGGATCAGCCGACCGCTCTTTATGTTGTCACAAGCCAGCCTCCTTCAACTGGTAAATCTGCCGTTAACAGCCCGGCACTTGCTCCAATGGTTGCAGAAGTAGAAAGAATTAACGATCAGCGAAAGAAGGAAAGAAAAAGATTCAGGCAAAGTTGGCAGGTCTTGCAAAAGAGAAGCAAAACATACATTAGCGCCGCCAACGCTTCTGGCTATGCTGGTGATGATGCTGAAATGGGTAAACTAATCGAGATCATCACTCGACACGGCAAGGCTAATAAGGGGATCTTGAATGTGCGCGCCATATATGAGGCTGCACGAAAAGTTAAGCCGTTTGTTGGTCAGGCTGGCGTAATGAAGCGTATGGAAACGCAACTGCTGCCGATGCTTGAAGAAAGAAATTATATTTGTGTGATTAATGGCGTTGTTTTTGTAAATCCAACATTGCTGGGGAGTGAATCAAACATCCAGCTTAAGATCAGCAAATCAGCAATGCGAGTTCTTAACATGGCTCGTCAGGAGATGGAACCGCACCTTGCTGATGGAGGAAAGTATTCGCATACAATGCTGCGCGGCGCGCTTGGCAAAATGGATAAGCAGGTGATCAGGATTGCTTCAGTTTTGCACACTATCCGCAACTGGTTTAATCGGCGGATACCCTCAAAAGTCGAAAGAGATCTGAAAGCATGGGATCACGGTCATGTTTCTATAGCTCGTGCAAACGCTGACAACAATATGAGTTTTAAAGCTCTTGGCTGTATGGCGGTAATTGCCCGTGATGAAACAATCAATGCCATCATGGATGCAGGATCGCGCGGTATCGGTGTGAGTGAGCGTTATTTGCTTGTGCGTGAGGAATCATTTTGTGACATCGTTTTCCCTGTGTCCGACACCACGCCGGAAGGACTTGCAAGAATCAACAATCGCCGGGGTAACTTTGCTGTGATTTCAGACGAGGCAACGAGTATTAACAGCCTTATTGATGATAACTCCTTTTTGATGCGGCAATAATACCGCACCAATGCTACCCGCATTTAACAAAAATGCTATTTGATCCGCTCTATGCTAACTAAGATTTTTCTGGTTCCCTTGCGCTATGGCAATGCGCGGTTACGGAATCAGCAAAATCAAAATAAAGTGATTTGTGGTAAGAAAGACCAATCAGCCACCCAACCATCGTTTTCTTTATTGGCCTGACTATATCGCCGTGATTGAAGGTTTTGTTGCCGAATGAGTCACCTTATAGCGATATTCTGGTAACGCTTTCCTTCTTTGAAATGCTTTTTGCACGGGATCTTGTGATCTACAAAGGTGCATTTAATTGTTTTGTTTTGATATGACGATAGTCAGACTCAACAGCGTTTTGCCACTTACTACCCTTTGTAATGTTCTTTACCCGAATTGTTCCAACTCGATCACATCATCGCTACCAGAAATTTTTTCGTATACGGTTTTATAGCGCCCGCTCATCAAAACGTTGGTTTTATTGCAGATAACTTTCATCGTTTATTTCTCCTTTCGTTTCGGTGAAGTGATTATGCCGTGCTTTTACACCGCTTTTAACAAAAGTGCTATTTTGCGTTTGCTTCAAATACTGCGCGAGCAAAACCGCGCGGAGTGAGGGAGCGTAATTGTTTTGTTCTGGCAGACTTACCGCATACTGCGCGAGGCCCTCATCATTGGATAACGGCTTGCGTTCCGGTTCGATAAATCCGTTGCCGCACCAGATAGCCGTCCTTTTGTGTAGCCATCCTTTAGCGGCATCTTGTGGTGAAAAGATCCATCGGATTCGTCAAGGTAGTTACCAAAGTCGCGCGGATTGAAATAAAAATCAGGCTTGCGCCATAGCGTTGATAGTCGGCCTACAGGATTCTCAGCCATCCATGGAACACCGAAATGATTCCCGACAGTTTCAACCATGATTGCATTTTTGAGAGCAACCTTAATATCATCATCGCTTCGCGCGTGCTTGATTCCTGATTGGGCAAACATGGTGCAGTCTGGAAACCCAAATACAATATCTGGTTTTGGAATATCCATATTACTGATTCTTTCAATGAAATTTTCATCAATCCACATATTCACATAATGCAGATTTTCATGCCTCATCTTAATGAAATATTCGCCGTGATTGCCTTCATCAGAAAACTTCCAACCCCAAAGAACATTACTTGCAGATAACTTTCATCGTTTATTTCTCCTTTCGTTTCGGTGAAGTGATTATGCCGTGCTTTTACACCGCTTTTAACAAAAGTGCTATTTTGCGTTTGCTTCATTAAAGCAATAGCATTGATAGCCAGCCTTCGCATATTCAAGCAGCATGATTCCAGATCCATCAAACATTGAGTAAGCAACTTAACAATCATCGTTGATCTGCAAATGCAGCGCCGCGTAAAGTAATCGTGCCAATTCATTTCATCACCTTAAAACGGAAAGCATCGCGGGCAGTTAGGATCGAAGTTGCATCCGCAATCATTAACAATCATCGTTGATCTGCAAATGCAGCGCCGCATTCATTATCCATATCCATTTCACCAAGCGCATCATCAAGCGTCCTGATTTTATATGCTACTTCAAGCGCGGCCTCTTTATTCAGCCCAGCATCTTCCGCTTTTGCAGTCGCTCAAAAATCCATCCCGCTCATTTCATAAACTCCTTGATAACAATCATAATAATAGCAAGACCAGCAGTGACAACTAAAAGACCAGCAAGGCCAATCATCACGCCAAATAAAATATCAAGAAATTTCATCATTATTATCACCTTTATTTAAAGGGAGGCTAAACCTCCCGTTTATTAATTAGATAGCCTTCCAGCTTTCAATAAACATGCTGTTTTCTTCCAGCAGTTTAATCAATTCTTCGCGTGTATATTTGCGGATTTTACTACCGGATGTGAGCCAACAACAAATACACCTTTACCGCTCGTGATTGTTAACTGATTGATTCCGCAAGATTTATCCATCTTAATGGCGACGCGGTGATGTGCATCAACAGTGTGCATGATGTTAGTTACTTTAGCTTTCATTATGCAATCCTCATTATATTTGGTGTGTTAACTATACCGTGTTTTAGAAATATTGTTTAGCAATTCGTGCTATCAGTTGAAATAGCCGTGGCGCTTTGCTCGCTTGCCGTCTCCGCCATAATGATCATTTGCAACGGCTACCATCCGTGCATTATGGAATATTATTAGCTTCATCTAATTAATGCCAACAACGTTAAAACTTACAACTTTTGTTCCGCTAAACACATACGCTTCAACAGATCCACCAAATAAACTGATTTTTCCCTTGCCGTACTGCGCATTCATATTGCGCCAAACCGTAATGTTAGAACATGACGCGTTACCATTCTTGATAAGATTATCAATCTTTTTCCTTAGATCATGATAATCAAGCCAGAATCTATAAGCGCGTTGTTTAATTCGCGCCGCCTTGATTGTTTCGGCTGAGTTTTTAAAATCGCTGTTTTTGTAGGCCATTACACAACCTCCATAATAGTATTGAATCCACGCAGTTTGAAAGCATTGCCATGTTTAACAACGTTCCATGTCAGGCCGGAGTGATACGCAACCATATCATCAAGATCAATGGTGATGATAGCTCCTTTCTTAAAGATTCCTTTCTCGTGAGTGGTGTCACGATGTACAACTTTAACATCAACTTGATTTTCCATCTTTAAATCCTCGTTCGTTGTCGATGCGCTTAATATACCAATCAGAGGCGCATCGGTTTTAACAAAAGTGCTATTAGTCCAGAATTCGATTTCGCGCTCGCCAGTTAACGGATCTTTAATCCAGAATCCGAGCGGCATCTTTATTTCTCCTTCATTGCTGATCGCGTTTAACTGCCCACAGAACATCGCAGGACTCGTTAATGAATTTTGCCATGCGTTTATCATCACCAGCAGGAATTAGCGCGTTAAACTCGCGTTTGCTACTGAACACAGTCACTTTATGGAATGATGCGAACGGCATCGACGGGAACTCTACTGTTTGCGTCAAGATCCGCAATCCCATCTTTTGGCCCCACCGGCCTCTGCAACTTCAAAATCCACTTCATTAATCATTTCTTGATCTCCTCAGCAATAAACTTCAGTACTTTGCGCAAAAACACTTCGTTATTGATGGTCGCTGGCAATTCCTCTTTCACTTCTTGCGGCAGGTAAACGTTGTTATGCCGTGTTAAGCAATCGTAGTTGATACGATAAGAGCAAAGCCACTCGCAATCGTTATCCGCTTCCCAAATGCAGAGTTGCAGAACATCACCGAAATCCTCAACAGTCAGATCCAGACCGTGACGTTTTGCAAAGTTGAAAGTGGTTTTGCTGATGTTCATTGCTATCTCCTGATGGGTATCTCGTTTCGATGTGTCTAATGTACCCGATCAGGGCAATTCAGTTTTAACAAAAGTGCTATTTGCTGACTGGTCATTATTCCAACTATTCCATTAATCAGGAATAACAGGAATAAATCATTCGCGATCACCGGATTGTGAGAACTTGAGTTTGATCAATTTTAATCAAGTGATTAACTTTTTGTGTGGAGGGATAGAGAAATGCGGTCCTCTTGCGCCCTTTCCGGCAATCCCGGCGCGCACATCTGTTATCTTCTGTTATCGCTGTTATGCGTGTTATTCCGGCGTGGAATCGCATAACAAAAATAACAAGATAAATCCATATAACATACTAAAAATAAGGATTATTTATTTATATGTATCTATAAATTACTATCTGTTATGTGTGTTGTGTGGTCATATTGATGTCTGATGTATTCTTGGTGATTGTGTGTGGTTGTGTGTTGGCAGGTATGTATATATGGGGTGGGGGCGAATCCGCGCATTTTTAGATAACACGCCAAAATAACATTGATTTATAAGGAGAAAAACGAGAATCTTGTTGTGTTCTGAAAAGGCAACATTGAAAAACTGCCAATAACAATAAAAACATTTGACGCGCCAGAATGGTAAATGATAATGCAGCCACTGAATCACGAGAGGGTATAAAGCATGAGTGAATCTGTATTTACAAATGAGCTTCGCAAGGTTGCGACTGCGCTCGCATCTGGAACACATGAATCTATTCAGATACCTGAAAGATGGGTAAGGCAGCACCGGAGGGTAAGAAGTCAGCCAGCAATGCCGGATCATATCTGCGTCAGATTATGGGGCGCGTTCCAGAAGTGGCGGAGAAGGGTAGAGTTTCAGTATCAAAGAAACCTTACGGCCCTGATAGCGAATATTTCGGCGAAAATTACTTTGATGTGGCGATTGTTAGTGCGCCTAATCGCAGGGTGTACAACAAGGCGGCGCTTGAGAAGGCTGTAGCGAAAGCAAAACGCCGTTGCTGAGTCAATGCTTAAAGTTTCACCAAGCCCGGCGAACTACTCGCCAGATGAATATGAAACACTTGCTAAGGCGATTGCAGACTTTCACGCGATCATTAAAGAAACATATCTTAACGATGAGGAGAATTTGACTCTGACCGGAAATAGCACTTTTGTTAAAACTCAAAAACGATAACCAAGCATAATAAATCACATAGGGCGGCACGGCGTCGCCCACAAAACCAATCAGGAGAAATCACCATGTTAAAACTTGCTGACATCAAATTCCCAATCACCTTCGAATCTCGCGGAGTTGGTCATTTCATTTTACCGATGAGAAAACATGCCATAAGGTTTGGTCGCATAGCGACAAGTCAGAGCCATCAACTATGGAAATTGATCACTTCATTGATAAGCATAATCAGCACTACATCTCATATAAAGACTACGGCTACGCAATGCCGCTACACCTGTTTGCACTATAAGCCATACAAAGGCCGTGTTACCAGTGCGCTCACCGGAACGCGCAGAGATTCCGATTGTTGAGATGAAAACCTGCGACTATAAAAATTGTGGTGCTTAAGCGTGGATAACATCAAGTATCCGATCACGTTCCACACGGTTGGTAACTCAACTATTCGATTCACATCTCGCGACAATGGCGTTTATAGCGACGGTCAGAAATCAGAGTTGAAAGTTGATTTCTTTGTCAATGGTCACAACAAATTCAATCCGCACAACGAAAAAGATAAGGTGTACTACGTGGAAGATATTACAAAACACTTGTTTGGCGAAACTCCATTCGGCGGCGGGAAGACGTCAATTCAACAAATCATTGACGATCAGATCCGCAAGGCAGCCGTTGAAATGAAAGCGCCCGGAGGCTGGCGTATTGATAAGGGCGCCTTTACCATTCAAGAAATCGTAACGCAGGGCGCGATTGAAGACATGCCGCTTGGCGCTTCAATCATCGGCATCAAAGACGACAACGGCGACTGGCAGGATGTTTCATTCCTGTTAAGCAGATCGAAGTACACGACGACCTGTTTTGCCTCCCGGCGCATCATGGCAGCTACAAGGGCAAAGCCTTTGCCGCAGAGCTTGACATCAAGCGCGGAACGATTGTTAAGTGGAAGGCAAAAGTGTAAAGATAACATCAAGTATCCGATCACGTTCCACACGGTTGGTAACTCAACTATTCGATTCACATCTCGCGACAATGGCGTTTATAGCGACGGTCAGAAATCAGAGTTGAAAGTTGATTTCTTTGTCAATGGTCACAACAAATTCAATCCGCACAACGAAAAAGATAAGGTGTACTACGTGGAAGATATTACAAAACACTTGTTTGGCGAAACTCCATTCGGCGGCGGGAAGACGTCAATTCAACAAATCATTGACGATCAGATCCGCAAGGCAGCCGTTGAAATGAAAGCGCCCGGAGGCTGGCGTATTGATAAGGGCGCCTTTACCATTCAAGAAATCGTAACGCAGGGCGCGATTGAAGACATGCCGCTTGGCGCTTCAATCATCGGCATCAAAGACGACAACGGCGACTGGCAGGATGTTTCATTCCTGTTAAGCAGATCGAAGTACACGACGACCTGTTTTGCCTCCCGGCGCATCATGGCAGCTACAAGGGCAAAGCCTTTGCCGCAGAGCTTGACATCAAGCGCGGAACGATTGTTAAGTGGAAGGCAAAAGTGTAAATAGCACGAATTGTTAAAACTCAAATGTGGGGCCGTATAATGGCCTCACTTTCAACGAAGGGGATAAAACGATGTACATTAACAAGAATATGAAATGCGTTTCCGTTAACTATGGTTGTGCTGGAATGTTCAAGCCCGGCGAAATCTATACGGCGCAGAAACTGAAATCATCAACCTGATCCTTTTACGTAAGCAACAGTAAGGGACATCGCATGTTCCTGAACGGCGGAGAAGGCACTAAGGTTATGGCGCACGCCATGGTGATTGCTGAATTTGAGGAAGTGAAGAAATGATTGTCTACGTTAAAATACGAATTTGAACTTTGGGGCAGCAAATACCATTTTTCCACGAGCAAGCCGATTGTTATCGTTGATCTGGACGGCACTTTATCCGATGGAGCGCATCGCTTGCACCTGCTTCCGACAGAAGATTTGCACCTTACAGAAAGCTGGTCTGAGTTCAACAAAGCGGCTGTTGGAGATTCGCCGATCAAGAGTACGGTTGCAGTGGTTAACGGTTTGTGGATGTCAGGATTTGCCATTGTTATCCTGACCGGACGCAGCGACGAAGTTATGGCGGATACCTGCAAGTGGCTTAGTGAAAGCGGCGTCAAGTACGATGCGTTAATCATGCGCCGCAAGAAAGACAACCGCAAAGATACGATCATCAAAGAAGAAGTATTGCGCGCTATCGGACTGGAAAACATTGTGTGCGCTTTTGATGATTCGCCGAACGTGGTTAAGCACTTCCGCAGCCCGGGAATCACAACCTATCAGGTGACGGAATACGACAAGCCACATAGTCACATCCAATCGCACGGCGTGGAGGAATTAAAATGACACGGATTCTATTTGTGATTATCACAAGCTACAATTCAGCCGCCATTGAGTCTCGCGAGTTCCACGGTGAATCAAGATGTCAGGCCGCGAGAGAGCAAGTGATTTTGCATATGTCAGATAACGATAAAGAAGTTGAAGCATTCTGCGTTCGTAAATAGCACTTTTGCAAAACAGATTATCGGGCTTGCGGTATAGTAAGCCCATCGACAACAAACGAGGATTGAATCGTGGTTAATAAAGTTGAGTTTTTCAAAGCGGTAGAAAAGATTGACGGCGCGCCAAGTTTCTTTGCTATCCATTCCATTGACGGCGAAGACGTTGCATACAACGTGATTAGTCGAGACGGTATATCAAAACTTAGCGACCGGTGGGTTATATTGTGGCGAACGGTAAATGTGCATGGCGGTTATATTGTGGCGAACGGTAAATGTGCATGGCTAGATTCGCAACTAGAGCCGCGCCGCCGCGACATGCAAAATCCAGTTCTGCTTTACACGCTGGTAATTGAAGGAGTCAACAAATGATTTGGTTACTTGTATTTTTATTGGTTTTCTTTTATATTTCAGGATTATTCATATTCCGCGCATTGGTTAAAGTGTGTGATTGCACTGATAAAGATCAGCCTCTTGTTCTGATGTTCTGGTTTGTGTGGTTTTGGGTGGCGCTTTACCAGATTGTGCGGGATGAAAGCGGCTTTAAGTGGTGATTCTTACTATAGCGCATTCATGCAGTGAAGAAGAAGCGCTACAGCTACGACGAGCACCGCGAGAGCGTCGTTTAAACAGCCTATGTTTGATATTGCATTCTCAATGCTTGGCGTTTACCGATATGACGAGTTCATTGATCTGTATTTTGATATTGCATTCTCAATGCTTGGCGTTTACCGATATGACGAGTTCATTGATCTGTATAACGACCGCGAGCAGAAAGAAAAGCCTCAAGCAATCTTGCAAGGAAAGTCGCCGCGCCAGTTCATGATCTGGATTAGCGAAGAAGTCATGAAGCCAGCTTTTGGCGAGCAGTATTTCGGAAATCGCATGGTTGAGCAAGTGCACGAGATGTACAGAGATTTGGCTGTTGTAATTAGTGATGGCGGATTCACTGAAGAAATCAAGCCGCTCATTAAGGCAGGCCATGAAGTTCACATTTGCAGACTGCATCGCGAAGGTTTTACGTTTGATGGCGATTCGCGAAACTATATTGACCTGAGCGGATACCATCACCGAGTAAAACATTACGACTTCACAATGATTGATGGCGATCCAGAAAAACTGTTGACGAGATCATCAAAACTATCCAGTGGAAACACATTAAGATCAAATAGCACGAATTGCTAAAACAGATTAAAGGGGTTGCGGTATAGTAACCACACACCAAGCAACGAAAGGAAATGACAATGCGAGTTTTAATTGTTTACGAAACAAATCCAGACGGCGTCAATTTCTATGATATCGAAATGACAAGCGAACAATATGAGATCGTGAAAACCGCGCAAGGTAAGTTTATTAATTGCCACGAGGACACGCCGGGGACTGAATACCTCAACATTGCGCTATGTTCAAATCTTGAATATCTGGACGAATGCGATCAGTCTCTTCCTCATGCGTGCGCATGGAAAGATAAAACAATCATTGATCTGGAAAACCCAGCCAAGTTTGATGCAATCATTTACACTGGGATTATGTGCTAAATAGCACGAATTGCCAAAAGCGGGGTGCAATGCCTCGCTATAATGCAAACACCAATCAACGAGAGGGCTTGAACATGTTAGAACTTCACAAAATCCGCGTAGGCACAAAATTTGTTGTAACACGGGTATGTGGTGAGATGTGCGGTATTCGTAAAGGCGAGATTGTAACGGCTTCAGATCGCTATATCGGATCGACCAAAGAGTTTAACAGACCACGCATCAAGAATGGCTATATCATAACTCGCCGTTTGGGATTTGATCATTATTGCGTAGTGGCAACTCAAGGCGTTTTGATTGAGCTTAAGCGAATCAGCGATCATCGCGGCTGCCATATTAAGACAATGAAAACACCATTTCAGCGAGCGCGATACGATGCGCGACGGATGCGCCGACTTGCTCGAAATGCGATCAAGTTCAAAAAGCACGGCAGTAATTTTTACAGAACGTACAAAGGGATTGCGCGAAATGATGGGAAATAACAACAACGCAACCAATCCTAAGCCGCCATTTGATTTTCATGAAATCATGATTGTGTTATTCTTGATTCTCTTAGTTTTTATTCAGTGAGGGCAGCACTATGGTTTTAATGCACTAAAACGAATCTTCACTATGGAGTTCAATAGCTACAGTGAGGCGCGTGAATACGCTAAAAATTGCACAAGTTCATACCTTACAAGCTGCGTTTGCTGGTTGTCAAAAGTGCGACGTATGGGATCACGTATGAAAAGAGTAATTATCACTTTTATTGCCCTTATCGCTGGTTCCCATTTGGCTTATGGGTATAGCGGCATTGTTGAGTCAGTCGGCGGAATGATTATCTTCTGGCTGGCGCATATTACGGCTACGGCGATGGATTTAAAATGGCAAGCGTTACATCCTGACCGGGAAGAAATAATGTTTAACCGCGCCGCTTCGGTGGCGCTAAAAGGAGGAAACAAATGGCTAAAAGCAATCGTAAGATGTTGATTAACGCATTCGAAAAGGCAGCGCTTGAGCGTGGTTGGAATGACTCATTCCACACAGCAAATTGCATCCGACGTTACGGATTCAAGAATTGCCGCTCTTGGGCGCGTCAAATGGCTTCATGGTATGATCTTGATGCGCATTACCTTGATATGGATTGCGCCCTTGTTGAAATGATTGAGCAGGCCGCACTAGAGGATCGACCATTAACGCAATCTGATTTTGACGATTTTGTGCGCGATGAAATCTATTACATGAGCTAATAGCACTTTTGTTAAAACTTCCGCGAGGGCATTTGTTAAAGTGTCCTCATTGAAGCGAAACAGAGGAAATCAAAATGAAAATTCGAATCACCGGGGTTGACATTGACCGCAACGACGGAAGCATTACCCTTGAGCAATGCGGGTTCAAAGTTGGTGACATTGTAGATGTTGACGGATTCTTTCGCGATGGTTCTTACTGCGTGTTGGCAATCCGCAACACGGAAGAAATTCGAATCGGTGATAACATCGGCGTAAACCATGACGAATGCGAGGTAGTAGAAGAATGATCACGATTAACCTTTCAGAAGAGCAAGCAAAGAAACTCCTGCACGCTGTAGGTTCTCGTGCACTTTGCGGATCAACTGATGAAATGATTATTGATCATGAGGTTGCAAGAGAGCTTTTACTCAGCTTGATCAAAAATTCTCACCACGTCCGACTGACGCGGCAGAAACTGCAAAATGGCTTGCTGAGAATGGATACACGGCTTTAAAAGTTCATAACTGGAAGCGAAAGCGCAAAAGACTGCTGATCGTGTATCTGGTGTTGTTTCTCGCTGCATTATGGTTGATGTGGAGAAATTAAAATGATTTACATTCACACTTACGGGATCGGGAAGTTTGCCAACAAGCAGATCCGAAATATTTACGACGCGCTCGACGATGCGAAAGAACAGCAACGCGTTTTAGGTGGTGTCATTCAGGCTTTTGAGTCGGTGGAAAATATTGATGACGATCTTGCCGAGCGAGAGTACATAAAGGAGCTTGTCGTTGATGAAGTGTCTTGCATTATCGACGAGTTGAGCACTGACGCGCCGATTCGCAAGAAACCTTGAGCACGGTTCGTCGGAATGGGATTGCTGGAAGGTTAAGACGCTAAACAATCTCCGCAATATCCTTTATGGAAAATTTAACGAAAGCGAATAGCTCTTAGGGAGCCTCAATAGCACTTTGACGAGGCATTTTTAGGTAAGGTGATTCAATGGATAACTACATAAAGCCGTCGCAGTGGTGCGCACAGAAGTAAGAGGAAGCATTAGAGCGCGGCGATACTGAAACAGCAATGCACTATTTCGAAATGTACAACTTGTGGAAGGGTAGAGGTCTGTAATGTTTGGAATGAACGAGGCACAATTCAACGCTGCAAAACGCCGGGCTAAGAAGTGCGGCGAGGCAATGAAGGCGGATGTGGAAAAGCGCGGGAAGTATGTTGATGAAGTTATGAAGGGCATTATTGCCGAACATTATCAGCCAGTTGCGCCAATGCTGACAATCACCCAATTCATCTGGTTGTGTGGTTATCTTCGTGGGAGATGGGGAACGCATTTGACCGCGAATGATTGACAAATATTTCCTGATTGGTTAACATCTTCGGCGTTTACATAAGAGCGGCGTTAGTGCCGAACGGGTGGCGCGGTTGCCACGCAACAACGGCGATATGCAGGTTTTACCGTAAGACGTATCGCCTTTTTATAGGTGAATATATGGAAAAGTACAAATTAACTTTCATGTTTAACAGTATGGTGATGAATCCATTAAATGGTTACGCTTGCAATAGCTTTTCTGTTACCGTTAATGAGGATGAAATTGATGATGATGGTAAATTTATTCGAATAGGTGATTACATTTATCCTATTCACAATATCAATTGCATCAAGCGCGAGATTGTTAAAGATGAAGTACAAAGTAAAGCTGACAATCAGGCGAATGGGGCGTAATTGCTCGTCATGCAGACAAAGTTTTGAATGTGAGGTTGAAGCGCGCGGAGAGCTTGAGGCGGCAGCAAGAGCAAAAGAGTTGTCCGGCGCTAATCAAGACACTCACCAGTTTTCAATAGATCTTGTAAGGAAAATATCATGAGTTCTGTAATTATTGGTTTGGTTGCTTTAATCGTTGGTGTTCTAATCGGCTTTGTTGCTGTATCTTTCGTGGTGGCTGTTGGCGTTCGCTATAAGTCAAAAAGGTGAATTTGCTTTAGCGTTTTGGGATGAAGAGCAGAAAGTTTGGCAGGTTCGCGGTCACTATTTATCAATCGGTGGCAGGATTCACAGCACTATGAAAACAAATCCAGAGAAAGTAAAATACAAGTATTGACCAACTACCCGCCAAATGGCGGGTTTTTATTGCCTGCAATTTGTCTATAATGATGCTTTGTTATAAAGGAGGGCGCATTATGGCTAAAACGTTAAGCCAGTAGTAAAGGCTTGCAATTTTAAAAACTATATAATAAGCAATATGGCGATATAGCAAAAGGGAAGTATTTAAATTAATGGCAGTTCAGGAGTATGACAAAGGCGCACAAGTACACGCCGGAACAGGTATTTGATCTGGCTGTGCGTTACTTTACGTGGGCCGAGGAAAACCATATAGAGGCTGCGGAAACTGCATCCTTTCAGGGTGACGTATACGAAAGCAAGATTCACAAGCCGCGCGTGTTCACCTTAAATGGATTCCGCTTATTCGCTGGCCTTTCTGCTTCCGTACTTGAAAAATGGCGACGTGAGCGAGGATTCAGCGAGGTTATGGACTTTATTGACGGCGTTGTTTATGAGCAAAAATTCCAGCTTGCCGCAAACAATATTGTTAACGCCGGATTCATTGGTAAGGAGATCGGCATTGAAAAGCCAGCTACCGTTACCATTGAGAATAACACAAGCGCCAGCGTTGACGCTGTAACGGCGGATGAAGTCAAAGAGGCGGTAATTGACATTCTGGAGAAGATATAATGCTGATATGATCAAGATCAATCCCGTTCAGCGAGATAAAGATAAGGTTACGCGAGCAATGGACGCAGCGCCAGTAATGCGCGCCGGACGCGTGGCACTTCCAGAATATCATCCTATGCTGGCTGAGATACTCGCTGAAGTTGCGGCGTTCACATTCGATGATTCGCATCCTCATGATGATATTGTTGATAACATCATTGATGCTGTTAACATTGAAATGAACATGGCAGATGATCCGGTAGGAAGAATGAAAAATTGGCAGGTTTGCGGAACAAATAGCACGAATCGACAAACCAATATAGGAAGACTTAACAGCGGCGCAAAACGCGCCGTTAAGGAAATGAGCGAATATTCATTCGAAAAGATGATCCGCATTTGGTTTCAACTTCTCGGGGCAAAGGTTCTTAGGAAACTGGCATTTCAGTTACCTATGCAGCGAAGTGCAGGAGCTATGGCCGGAAAGCTGGCAAAGGCGAGCGCAAAGGACTTGATTGTAACCGATGTCGGCAAGGTTAAATTGCAAGTTAACTCGCGTTCTATCGGTGGTCAGGTTACTGGTCTGCGTGGCGGCTACATGGATGATGGATTTACTGGTATGCTGGTTCTTGATGATCCAGACAAGCCGGATGACATGCTTTCTAAGGTGAAGCGCGAAGCCGGACACATGCGCCTAAAGAACACGGTGCGATCACGTCGAATGAAGGACACAACGCCAATCGTAATGGTCCAGCAACGGCTACACGTCAATGATTCAACATGGTTCATGACAAACGGCGGCATGGGCGGCATCCAGTTTAAGGTGGTCAGTATTCCGGCGCTCGTTACTAAGGAATATCGCGAAACGCTTCCTGATTGGTTAAAGCCTGAGTTTGATCGCGATGTTTTATCCAGTAAGCCAGTAATGATTGATGGTGTTGCTCATTATTCATTCTGGCCTGCTAAGAAAGCGCGGAGGAATTACTTGCACTTCGAAATGCTGATCCGTACACGTTCGCCAGTCAGTATCAGCAACAGCCTGTTGCGCTTGGCGGTAACGTGTTTAAAACGGAGTGGTTTCAGTATTACGGCAGCAGCGAGAAATGCACGCTACCAAAACCGGATCGCTTTGAGTATACATTTATCACGGTTGATACCGCGCAGAAAACGGGTGAGCTTAACGACTACTCCGTATAAAGATCGCGTTTACTTCATTGATGGTGTTCGCGGAAAATGGGAAGCACCAGACCTTGAAACTAATTTTGTTGCGTTCGTTAATCAGTGCTGGAAGCGTAATAAAGAATGCGGAACGTTGCGAAGGATTCATGTTGAAGATAAGTCATCTGGCACTGGCTTGATTCAGAGCGCAGCGAAAAAATTATATAAAGATCGCGTTTACTTCATTGATGGTGTTCGCGGAAAATGGGAAGCACCAGACGAAACTAATTTTGTTGCGTTCGTTAATCAGTGCTGGAAGCGTAATAAAGAATGCGGAACGTTGCGAAGGATTCATGTTGAAGATAAGTCATCTGGCACTGGCTTGATTCAGAGCGCAGCGAAAAATTATGATCAAGATCAATCCCGTTCAGCGAGACTGGCTGAGATACTCGCTGAAGTTGCGGCGTTCACATTCGATGATTCGCATCCTCATGATGATATTGTTGATAACATCATTGATGCTGTTAACATTGAAATGAACATGGCAGATGATCCGGTAGGAAGAATGAAAAAATTGGCAGGTTTGCGGAACAAATAATCAAAGGCTGGTAAATCCAGCCTTTTTATTGAGGAAAGATATACCAGAGGAAATGGTTTCCCGGCTTTACTGTTGACGGCGTGGCAGATGAGGCGGCATTCCGTTCCTTGTGGGATGAGAAGCGACTCAATGCAAAATTATTGATGCGCTTTGTTGGTCGCGT